TTATAGAAAAACATTTTGGGCGGTTTTATGCTAAAGGTGGCACTATTGAATGTGGTTCTTGTAGTTGGTCTTGGGATGAAAAAGATGGTGGAGATGATATGTACGTTTGTCATAAATGCGGAACAGATAATACATCTAAATATGATGATTCAAAATCTTTTGACAAAGCAAGAGAGGAACTTGGAAAAGAATACCTTGAAAATTTAGATAAGTTTGCGGAAGGCGGTCAATTACAAACTGACGAATTTCCCGATAATTTAGATGAAGCAACATTTATAAAAGATTTAGGTGGTTCTACGGGCGCAAAACTATATGAATATAAAGGGAAAGAATTTGTATTAAAATTAGGAGCAACTTCGGGTCAATCTTACGATGAGTTTCTTGCCAATCAAATTTATTATTTACTTGATGTTCCCGTTCCACGCTCATCTTTTGTTGGAGGTTCAGTAGTTAAGGAATTTATCGGAAAAGAAAGAGATGTTGATTATAACGAGTATTCTGATTTAAAATTAATAGCAAAAGGTTATGTGGCAGATGCTCTTTTAGGTAATTGGGATATATATAAAAATGACAATATAATAATAAAAGAAGGAACAATATCTCCATTTAGAATAGATAGCGGAGGTTCTTTAAGATACCGAGCAAGAGGAGAGGAGAAGGAAAACTTTGGCAGAGAGGTTACTGAATTAGAAACTTTAAAAGAAAATAACCCAAAACTAAAACCATATATTACTGATAAAGTAATTAAAAACGGAATTGAAAAGGTTATAAAAGAAAAAGAAAACATTTTAGACCTTTTTAAAGACGATGGTCGTTTTAGAATTAAAATGGAGGGTAGAATAAGCTATCTTGAGGGAGTTTTGAATGAAATCGATGATAGAAGGGGAGTAAATTTTGTAGAAGAAGATTTAGAAGTAGAGCCTAAGAAAGAAGTTGTAGAAACCAAAGAACCATCTTTTGAAGAAAAATTTTTAGTAAATAAGATTTCTGAATTAAGGAAAAGATATGAAATTAAAAAAAGGTATTTATCTGAAATTCAAAAAGGAATTGCTTTAAGAGATATTAGAAAGTTTGAGATAGCTTTAGATGAAATACGACTAAACAATACATCATTTTTAAATCTTTTAGAAAACTTTATAAACTCTACAACAGTTGAATTTGGGGATGTTAATGAAAAAAGAACTCCACGAAAAGGAAAATCAATAAGTGGAGAAAAATCCGAATTAACTAAAAAGGAATATGATGCAGTTAGGTCTGAAAGTTTTATTAATTGGTTTGGAGATTGGGAAGTAGCAAACGAAACGGGTAATTACGAAGGGGTTTCTAAAATAATTAATTCTGAAACCAAAGAGCCTTTAGTTGTTTATCACGGAACTGATACTAAATTTATTAGTTGGGAAACATACGCTAAAAACAACTTACATTACTTTGCTAAAAAGAAAAGATTTGCTGATTTCTTTGCTACATCGTGGCAAGAACGTACAGATGATGCGGGTGTTAAAAGTGCTGAAATAAAATCAGATAATCCAATAAAGGGAACTTTTGTCTATTCTTGTTTTTTAGATATAAAAAATCCGATAGATTTTACACCATTTGGTATTGATAAAGTACCATTTAATGATTATTTAAAGTATCTTGAAATCAAATACGAATTGGATTTATCAAGAATAGAGGGTTATAATGACTTAAAAGACAGAACTGAAAAAGTTTATTCTTGGGTAGTAATTAGAAAATGGCAACAATTTAATTTGTTTATAAAAAACAATACTCCTTATGATGGCTTTTCTTTTTATGAATTTATACCCGATTCGCAAAGAAGGGGTTTTGAAGATGCTTCTTTGTCATTTACTGCATTTAATTCTAATCAAATAAAATTTACAAATAACACATCTTTCAGTAAGTTTACCGATGATAGTAGGCTTGAAGTTGGAGGAATAATTTTTTAAAAAAATGGGAAGAATATTAAATACTTTAGAACGAATAACAAGTCAAAGTGGATTGTCTGCGGGAATTAACGATGTTTCAGATGTCGAACTTTTAGTTTCAACATTGCCAAATGTATCAAAAGAAACATTAAAGAGAGATTTGGGGTTAGATAATGCAACAACAGATTCTCAATTAGTTTCCTTGATAGCAAGTGATGAGTTCGATGGTGGAGAGCCATTTACACCCGTTATCGACCCTATTGACATTGAAGGTATGCAACCTTTTGAATCGGCAGTAGGTCGAGAAGATGACCCTAATGGGTCAATAATTGATTTTTTGGACAACCCTAACTTACAAGATAGCGAAGGTCAAGGTCAAGGAGAAGGAGAAGGAGAAGGAGAAGGCGAAGGAGAAGGTCAAGGTCAAGGAGAAGGAGAAGGAGAAGGTCAAGGAGAAGGTCAAGGAGAAGGAGAAGGTCAAGGAGAAGGTCAAGGAGAAGGGGAAGGTCAAGGAGAAGGGGAAGGTCAAGGAGAAGGAGAGGGAGAAGGTCAAGGTCAAGGAGAAGGAGAAGGAGAAGGCGAAGGCGAAGGTCAAGGAGAAGGCGAAGGAGAAAGTGAACAACAAGAAAAAGTTGAAAACGAACTTTTAGAATTTGGGTACCAACCTTTATTTATGGACTTAAATAAGGTCTTGAACAATGGCTTTAAAGAGGAAGTTGATGGACTTACTAAATATTTATTAATAGAAGAATTAAAATATGTTACTGTTCACTACTTGTGTAGAATGGATAAAGAAAGACTTTATTACAACATAACTGTTTATAGTAAAGAAAATATTAAACCTCAAGACTTTAACTATGAAGTAGAAGCTAAATTTAGGTTATTTATTGAATCAGAGTTTAAGGTTATAGTTAAGTTTTTTGCAACTGAAAAATCTGATGAATTAATGACAGAAAGTACTGTTTTTGATGAGCGTTTAAATAAAACAAATGCTTTTGATACTTTTAATTTAGAATATCAAAAAGCCATTAAAGAACTTAACAAAGCATTAATTAGCGAAGCAGAAATATGCTCACAATTTATAGAAAATATTAAATAACGAAAAAATGACTTTAACTAAAGAAGAATTAAAAGATAAAATAGCAAACGAATCAAATCCCGTATTGGTAGATGCTTACCAAGAAGAACTTGACAAGTTAATTGCATTAGAGAATTTAGATGACGACTTAACAGATGATGAGGTTTCAACTCTTATTAATAAATTAAGTTCGCAACTTGATAAAGCAGTAGGCTCTGTTACGTTACAAGACGATAAAGTAAGAGATATTGTTTCTGATGAAGTAAAATCAACCAAGTTTGGTATTAGTAACTTACAAAAAGACGTTGTTGATTTAATTGGTAGAAGCCAAACAGTAACTCTTGTAAACTTTCAAAATATAAAAGCTAAAACAGAAGGTGGTAAGGTTAGAAGAATATTTGAAGTAATACTTTCTGATGCAGAAGCGGGTAACAATGTTTATTTATATGGAGGTGCGGGAACGGGTAAAACATATATTTCGGGTCAAATAGCAGATGCCTTAAATTATAAACTTATTACACTTAACTGTAACCAATTCACGGGAGAATTACAAATTGTTGGAGGTCAAACCATTGAAGGTTATCAAGAAGGTCGTATGACACAAGCCTTTGGTAATTTAGATGAAGATGGTAAAAAAGGTCTTGGGGTAAATCCTAATAACGGGAAGCCATATAGCGGTGCTTTATTATTACTTGATGAGTTGCCAAAACTTGACCCAAACTCTGCGGGTGTTTTGAATGATGGATTATCCAAAATAAAAGACCCTTATAAGTATAGAGTTGTTGATGGAAAAGAAAAATTAATACCACCATCTATTATGAATGGTAGAGGTCAATTAGTAGAAAAAGGAAATATTTTTGTTATTGCAACGGGTAACTCAAAGCTAAATGAAGCTGATGCGGATTATGAAGCAAACTTTAAGCAAGATTTATCGTTACAAGATAGATTTGTTGGAAGTGTATATAAATTAATTATCGACCCTCAATATGAATTAGACCAAATAATGAGTGGTATTATGGTAGAGTTAAATGGTAAAAAATCTATATGTAATTTCACTTTCATATTTAATTTCTTGTTTAAGCTAAGAAACGCTATTGAAACAAGAGATAGATATTCTTCTCGTGCATTTGTATCTACAAGGGCAATGGTTTCAATGAGAGACACTTATATTGCTTACAGAATCAACAAAGAGCAAAAAAACCCAATACCTAACGCTAAAACATTGCAAGAGGGTATTGAATCTTTTTTAGATTTATTCACTGCAAGTCAAAAGGGCGAATTAATGAAAGATGTAAATGTTGATGAGTTTTTCAAATTAGTTGATGTTAAAAACAATATGCCAATAGGAGATTTAGATTCTGATATTGACAAAACAGAAGCGGAAGCACTAATAATGGCTTTTAATCAAAAAAATAAGGGTGTAATAAAATAGTATGGGATTAGACAGTAGATACCAAAAAATTAGCGGATTATCGCAAAGCCAAATAGCTTTTAGTGAAAGCCCTAAAGCCTATGCAGAAAAAGGCAAAGCTACCGCTATTGCAAATTCAATGAAAGTATTAACTGACAATGAACTTGTAGGTGGGAGTGGAGGTACGGGAGATTTTGGGTTTAATTTTTATGGCTACTCATCTAACAGTAATCAAAGTGTTCAAGAGCAATTTCAAATTGATAATATTTTAGGACAATATTTTTTTCCCCCACTAATTACCGCAATAGATGGTTTTTTAGATGAAGTTGAATCAAAATTAGATTTAGGTGGAGATTTAAAAAAAGCACGAATTGAATACTCATCGATACCCAAAGGAATATTTGATTTCAGTAAAGCATCAAGAGGATTAATTAGACCCGTAGAGTATTATTGTTCTGAAATTGATGCCTTGATACCCCCAAATGATGTAACATTTAATTATATAAACTTAAATAAAACTTATTTTACAACTATAAAAGGCAAAAAATTTGTTTGTGAGCCAAGACAAGAAGGAACAACAGAAATGTTAAAGGCTTTTCCCGATAAGTTAAGAAAGGTTCTGTTACCAAGCCTTAACTTGTTTGTACCCGAAACAATAACGGGAGAACAAGTTACCAAAATGGGAGGTAAGCGATTAAGATTTACCTCAACAGAAAAAAAAGTATATGCTTACAGAAAAAGACTTGGTGGCGGTGTTGCTCCATTTGTAGATGTTTATATAAATAATATTGGTTATTGGGGAACTACAAGTGAAGGAAGATTTTTAAAAGCATTGCCCGTTCTAACTATGTGCAAAGTATTACAATCTGCGGGTGTTAGAACAAGAGTTTGGGTTGGAGAATTTTCACAATGGCGAAGTAATATGTATATCGCACCAATTTTAGTAAAAGAGTATGGAGAGCCTTTGGATTTTAATAAAATAGGTGTTGTAGCTTCTGATAGTAGATTTTTTAGAGGTGTTGGTCAAACATCAAAAGGTGGGGTTTTGTATGAAAACTCTCTTTTTTGGAATAAAAAAGATAAAAGAGTTGATAAGCTAACAACCTCTTTTGATTGGGGTAGCAATCAAGTATTTAGCGAAGATGAAAGTTCGGAATCTATGAAGTATGTTAAAAACGCATTTAAGGAATATGAAAAATTAGGATTGGTTAAGCCAACTCAAGCACCAAAAGACCTAATGATTTATTTACCATCTCCATTTAGAGGGGATGAATCTTTTATGAAATATGAAGATATGGATGGAAATTCAGTAAGAATACAAGACTGCACCTCAAATGTTGTTAATGGAGAACGTGTATTAACGCTGAACGGACAAAACATAAAAGCCATCCCCGAACAAGATAAGGTAGATTTAATAGTGGAGTATTTTTACAGAGGTATTGATTATGTTCAATTAATACTAACAAAAAACCCTAAATCAATTATAGCACAAGCAAGGAGAAGGGTTGCTGATGAGAATATAGAAAAAGGCTATTCTGTTAGTGAATCAGAGGATAGGGCAGACAAATATTTAAGAGAAACATTAATTGGGGATGTATTTAAAAATGTTACTTATACAAGCAATGACGAGCCTAATCCAAATGAGATGCAAAAAATATATCAATCTTCTCAAGAAGAAATACAGAGTGGAAAAGAAAAAAGAGCAAAACTAATAGATATGATTAACGACCAAATTGTTAGTCCATATTACAAATCAAATCAAATACCATAAGATGACTAAAAATAATATATTCTTGTTAGATGGCTATACATCTTTTTATACTTTAGGAGCATTATCAGATGATTCTGATGATGTTTTAACAATTAGTCAAATCCTTTATGATGGAGGCACTTTTGATAAAAAAAACCTAGTATCTAAAGCATTTGATGTTAAATCATTTGAAACTTCTGTTGTATTTGACATTAAAACTACAAGAGATTTAAAAAGATTAAATAAACCTAATCAGCCATATAGTTTAAAAGCGGGTAGCAACGTAAGGTATAAAAACAAAAGCTACGATGTAATTGGATTCTATTACAATCAATTTGCTCAATTAAACATTGTTAGCCCTATATTATTTAACCCTTCAAGCCTTGTATCTGATGTATCAAACTTATTTTATGGGCTAAAAACTAATGACGAAGTAAAGCAAATCATAAACGATAATTTAAAGGCGGGTAAATACTCTGCGGATATTTTATTCCCATTGACTGTTGGTGTTAAAAATTACAAAAAAGAACTTTCTAATATTCTGCAACCCCCATTCACAAGTTTAGATTCAATTTCTATAAAAAGAAAAGAACAAGTTAAGTCGGGAGAGCCCCTTGTACCTTATCAGCTTGACTTAAACCAATTAGACTTTGATAAGTTTAAGGCTAATATGGATGGTAATATGGAGTGGCGAGGTAAAAAAGATGATGCTTCGTATTTAGATATAAAAAACTTTAAAGATTTAGTAGAGAAAAAAATAGATAGTGATGGAGAGTATAGTGTTTTTGGTGGGGTTTATATAAAATCTCATTTAAGAGTTAGTGGTAAACAAAACTCTTTATTGCCTTATAGTTTAATTCCTCAAAGTGTTATAAATTCTGATGATATGACGGATTTAGGAGGGGCAAAAATATTGTACTCCACACCAATAGGCGACATAAAGCCGATACTAAGATATGGGGTAAATCATAAAAGTCATACCATAACTAATATGAATATGGGGTCATATAGTTTTGGAATTGGTCACGCAGATTTTATTCGTATAAAACAAAATAGGTTCATAAATAATCTTTTATTTAAAGACCCAAGTTTAAAAGGTAGTTTTTATGGTTCAAACCTTTCATCTAACGACTTTATCAATGAAAACGATAGTATGTTAGAAACGGGAAATAGCCTATATAATAATCCTTATGAATCTGCAAAAATATATGTTTTAAAAGAAAACACTTTTTATGGTGGTTTTTTTGCTTCAAGTGGAACTATTGAGGTTAATTCTGATACAGATAATGAAATACTGCCATTTGGAGCAGTTTTTAAGAAAAATGGAGTTTATTATTACCTAATAAGTTACTTAAACGCTGACTATTGTTTCTGTGTTAAAACAAGCACAAGAGATAAAATCATAAGTCCAAGGTTTATTCCACAGAATAGAACTGAAATTAAAGCATCTTTCAGAAAATTTACTAAAAAAGAAGTTTTTAATGCCTTTAAAAAAGAGGGGCATATATTTGACATCCCCGATTCATATTATTCTTTGCCACAGTCTAAACCAAATATAGATAAAGAAAAAAGAAAAGATATAAATTCAACATTAGTTACAGATGTTTTTTTAGACAAAAGAAAAGAACAGTTCGATGTTTTACAGAATAATTTTCCCGAATTAGGTAATACTTTTTTAGGAATTTTATCTGTTTTAGATAAATCATTATCTAAGCCAAAATTAGATAAACTTGTTTTTGAGAAGGGATTGGTTTATCTGACTTTATTATATGGAGAAGGTAATTTTGTACAAAACCGTACCTCATACCAAGATGGAGATGGAGCCCTAAAAAAGTGGTCAAAAATGATTGGCGAAAAAGAGCTAATGGATTACACTATTATATTAGAACAACAAAAAGAATTTTCAAAAATATCAAAAGAAATAGTTGATTTAGCGTTTTATACTTCAAAAGTTATAATAGAGGAAAACCCACTTTATATAGGTTTGAAAAGTTTTGAGGATTATCAGAAATACGCATTAACAAGATTAGTTTTAAACATTTGGGATAATGCAAGTTTATGGGAATTAAATGGCTCAAAGACATATTCACGAGATAATATATCATTCCCATCCCATAATCAGATTAATGTATTGTCTAAAGATATATTCTTAGGCGATTTACCACCAATGTTTTTAAGTGGAATTAAACAAAAAAGAACATCAGATGGTTTGGAATATTGCTTTTACATAGGTACAAGATTTAGTAATTATTTAGGCATAAGACTTAAAGATTTAAAATCCATTAGAACAAACCTTTACAAAATTGCTCAAATAATTTTTGTAAGTAATATTTTACAATTACTTTATAAAAACGCATATAGTGTTTTAATAGCAAAAGCCAACAATAATTATGATGATTTTATAGAAAACTCAAACTTCATAAGACAAATAAAGCAATTCGATTTATCAATACCATTTAATGAATATGTTGATAATTTAACAGATTTAAGATTTGACCCAACTTCCATAGCTAGTCGAGATTTATCCTTTCAGTTGTCTGAAAGCGATTTTAAATTATCACAGATTTTTAGATATATTAACAATATGCAATTTAATAGAGATGAAGATATTTTTAAAGAATTGATATTGCAATTAGATAAATTGTATGGCGGTATTTTTAAATTAAAAGAAAGAATAATAGACAACAAATCAACAGAGATATTAAACAACTTTCCTAAAGTTAAAATAGAAGAAATAGAAGAAGATTTGTTTGACGATACAGACTTATTTGAAGATGCCTTTGAAGAATTAGGAGACGAATTTTTAGAAAATTTAGAAGAATTAGATATAGACGAACTTATATAAATAAAACATTATGACATCAAAAGAAATATACGAAAGCATAGACCAATCAAAACTTTCCTCAAAAGGAAGGGAGTTTTTGAAATCAGTAGAAAAAAACACTAAAGGCTTTACAAAGCAGAACGACAAAGTTGATTCTGTTTTAAAGAAATTATATGCAGATTTAAAAATTAAAAAGCCCGAAGCATTAAAAGATGTTACTGTAAAAACTGTTGAAAAAGAGGTAAAAGTGCCTACAACAAAATCAGAGCGAAAAAAAGAACCAAAGAAAAAAACTAAAGTAGTTAAAGAAAAGGTCAAGAAAGCAACGGGAAAAAAGAAAAACACGAAGCCAACAAAAACACCTTCAACACCAAAAAAGGGAAAAGAGGAACATATATCTACTCGTGCAAGTAAGTTGGCTAAAAAAGATGGAATAACCTTTAAAGAAGCAAGAGCCAAATTGTCTAAAATTGCGAAAGAGCAACTTAAAAAAGATGAGAAAGAAACAGAGAAAGAGTTAGATAAACTTTTAAAGTTTGTTAGAAAAGGTGTTTTTGAAGATGGAGAAAAATATCCAAAAACTCACGGAAAACAAGACCCTAAAGGTTCAAGTGTTTCGGCAGATGCAAAGCGTAAAGCAAAACCCGTAGGTCGTAGGGTTTCAGAAAAATCGGGAGAAACCACAAATCAGTATGGTACTTTTAAAAACAAAACGGGCAGAGTTTACTATGAATCAAGAGACAATAGGAGTGATAGAAACTCTGTAAAAGCACCTAAAGGACAATATAAGTATAAGGGTCAAGCACCTCCGTTTTTAGCAGATGGTGGGGCTATTGATTCTCTAAAAAAGGATATGAATAGTAAATTAGATATTCATTCTGAATACTACGCTAAAGGTGGTCGTTTAAAGGTTTATGATGAAAGCTATGACGTTCCAATCAAAACTTTTAATTCTTTTGAAAAAGCTAAAAATTGGGTTTTAGCAAATCATAAAAAATACGATGAAATTACCATTGAGGATGCTTATTTAGATACCATTGTAGTTGATAAAACAGACACAAAAGATGATATTGAATTTTTGTTTTCTGATAATATGGCTAAAGGTGGTATGATTGAAATTGACGAAGATGGTAGCAATATCCCTTCTAAATTACAAGAAGTATTTGACCAATTTAATGAAGATGAAGATTCTTATAAAGAAATGGAAAGGCTAAGATTAAAAGCCCAAGAAGTTGGTTACGATTTTGATTATGATTTGAGTGGAGAACCTACTGAATTTATGAAAATAAACAAAATGGCTAAAGGTGGAAATGTTACTGCAAGAGAAAAACTTGAAAAAGAATTACATAAACTTCAACGTGACTTGAACAGTTCTCGTTTAAATACCTTTATTGAGGGCGATAATTCAGATGAAGAAAAACAACGCCAAAGAGAAAGAGCATCTAAACTAAGACGTTTTAATGAAGTTCTTGAAGTACTGAATGAAATAGATGCAAAAGGAAACAAAATGGCTAAAGGTGGTCGCACTATAAGTATTGTTAATGATGGAGTTAAATTTGACAAATCAAAGTACAAAGCAGTTTATGGAGATTTTGATAATGATGGAACTGTAAACATTGATGATGCAAACCCTTTAGATAAAACAAAATCGGGTCAAGTAGAGGGGGTAGAATTAAGAAAAACATTTGATAAGCTACTTGGTGTAAAAGCAGAACTTGACGAAATAATGTATGATGCGGTAGAAACTCTTGATGAAAAAGCACCAAAAGGAGCAGATATTTATGCAAGAACAAAAACACCATACTCTATATTAAAGAAGTTAGTGGAAAAAAGAATGTTAGACCCAAAAAGAGGTTTAACTGATATGATAGGAACTACTATTGCGGTTGATAATCAAAAAGAACTTGAAAAAGTTAGAGATGATATTGATGGTGGTTTATTAGGTAAAGTTTTGGATAGGGATGATTTCTACAAAACACCTAATGCGGGTTATATGGCATATCATTACATAGTTGAGTACAAGGGAGTACCCGTTGAAGTACAGTTAAAGACTAAAAATATGAAGAAGCTACACGAAGTTTCTCACGAAGCATATAAAAATGGCACACTAAACGCTAAAAGCCTTGATTCACTTTCTAAAACTTTTATGAGAGCAGATAAAGGAGATGCTAAAGCTAAATCTGAAATTAGTAAGTTACTTTCAGATAAAAAGCTACTTGCATCTAAAATTAGCAAAGGCTCTATGGCTAAAGGTGGTGTGGTAAGTGATAAAAGACAAAGGGTTGCTGAATTATTAGTACAGATGGATTATGATAATGGCTTTTATGATGAGGAATTAGATAGAGAGTATGGAACTACCACAGTTGATGAAGCAATCCAATGGGAATTAGAAAATAGAGTAAAAACAGACAAGGATGCAGACGAATATATAGAGCAGTATGACTTTGAGCAGTATGACTACGCTAAAGGTGGTAAAACTGATGGAGATACTTTAGGAGATTTTAAAAAAAGATTGCTTGACTTAGGCGACAAGGAATTTGTTGAATATAAAGAGAAGCAGTTGAAAAAACAAGATTTATACTATGCTTTTAAAGATAGGTTGAAGGATGTTCATAAGCAAACAATAGTTAGAAAAGATGATTTGCCTTTTGAAAAAGGTGGAGAAATTGATGCCTTTATTATGAAGTTTGTAAAAGATGCTCCCGCTTCAAATTTAAGGGTGGATTCAGAACAATTAACCGCTAAACTAAAAAGAGGTGGTAAACTAGCTAATAAAATGGCTAAAGGTGGAGATGTTTATGATTTGAGACCTTCCAAAGAAATGATTGAAAAAGAAATTAAACAACTACAAATGCATAGACCTAATGCTCTAACTGATTTAGAAAGGTTTAGAATTGATAAGAAGATAAGACAAAATAAAGAAATCTTAAAACATAGAAAATCAAAAATGGAAGCGGGTGGCACATTACCAACTCCATTTGGTCAAGCGGGTCTTGTAGGAGAAACGGGAACTATGAATGAAATAGATTTATTTGCAATGGGTGGTGGATTACCACAAGGAGTACATCAATATTATGGTCAAACATACAATCCCGCATATCCAACTCCACACGGGTACGCTAAAGGTGGGAGGTTAGATGTAAAAAGAATTAAAAGTAAAAAGTTTAAAACAAAAAAGGAAGCAGAAAAAAGAATGAATTATCTGAAAACCAACCCCTTTTATGATAAAAATGGGAAAAAGATTATTTTAAGGGGCATACGAATTGAGAAAGAACAAGATGGATATATGGTAAATGCTTCATTTTTAAAGCGGGATTACAAATTCGCTAAAGGTGGTAGTGTAGGTGGGAGGTATCTTATTTCTCTTGATGGCAGAAATGATTTATGGAGAGGCAATGATTATGATGAAGCATACGATGAGTTTATAAATCAAAGAAGCAAATATTTATATAAAATGGATGTTATTCTGATTGATACTTTAAATGATGAAACTTTAGACTATTATGATGCTCAAGAAGATAGAGAGCAAGATGATGATTTCGCTAAAGGTGGCACATTACCAACTCCATTTGGTCAAGCGGGTCTTGTAGGAGAAACGGGGGCTATGAATGAAATGGATTTATTTGCAATGGGAGGTGGATTACCACAAGGAGTACACCAATACTATGCTCAAACCTATAATCCCGCATACCCAACACCACACGGGTACGAAAAAGGTGGGAAACTTTATTATCAACAAGATGGTATAGGACAATCAAAATATACTGTTTCATTTTACGATGGTAAAAAAACACATAAAGACGGAAGCCCTTTTTATGATATAGCAATTTTTAAAAATAAAAAAGACCTTAAATCATATATAGAAAAATTAGAATCAGAAGGTTATAAAAAGAAGTTTGCTAAAGGTGGTATGACCGATGTTGAAAGACAGTCTATGATTGATATGGGTTATACCCAAGAACAAATCAAAGAATCAGAAGATAATCCAAGGAGAGGTGGTCGTTTCGCTAAAGGTGGAGAAATTGTAGTAAAGGGCATAGATAAAAATGGTGGAGAATTTTATAGAGAATTTGATTCTTATGAAAATGCTTTAGAAGAAATATCCCAACCACACTTTAATCATCTTGATAGAGATTCAATAAGATATTATGATGAAAATGATGATATGATATTCGCTAAAGGTGGAAAAATCGGTTTTGATGGATTAGCTAAAAAGGTTGCTAAAAAATATGAAGGAAAGCCCGTAAAAGAAAAATTCCAAAGCGAATACGGAAAAACTTATTCCAAAGCAGAAGCAATGGAAGTAGGTAAAAAAGTTGCGGGTAAGGTATATCGCCAACAACAATCAATGGCTAAAGGTGGAGAGATAAAGATGAGTGAAGTATATAATGTGAACGGAAAAGACTATCTTTTTTCAACCCCAATACAAAACGCTAAAGGAACTTACACGGGTTGGGATGCTTACGAGGTTGTATATGATACTTTTGATGGAGAGAAGCACTTAAACTACACCAAAACTAAAAAGGGTAAGAGTAAGTATTTTCCAAATGGAGTTAAACGAACAGAAGCAGAAGATTATTTTGCTAAAGGTGGTAAAACACAAGGGTACAACGATAAACTTGATGAGAGTTTAGGTAACACCAAAGGGAAGCGTTCTACTAAAGAGCAAAACTACAAAGACCGCAGAAATGAATCCGAAGCAATGAAGAAAAAGGGTGGTAAAAGAAAGTACTCTAGCGTAAAAACTATGGACAAGGGTAGTCGCAGTAAGCGTAAAACACCATTAACTTTGGCTAAAGAGATTAGAAAAGAAGGGGAGAAATGGCAAGATGCAGTTAAAAGAGCATCAGCTATTCTTAAAAAGGAAGCCAAATAAACTAGGCATATAATTATTTTATAAAATAAAATCAGTAAGTTTGTTATAAACTTAATTTCAAGACAATGAATATACAAGACACAATTTCAGAACTTGGTTTAGATATTGATAATCTACCAAGAATTTTAAAACAAAGAGTAGCAACAGTTGAAGATTTGCAAACTAAAATTGGATTAGCCGAACAAGAAGTAGCGGATGACCCAACGGAGGAAAGCGAACAAAGACTAAAGCAAGTTACGGATTATACTTTAGAGTATTTTAATGATGCCAAAAGCCAACTTGAAAGTTATAAAGCTAAATTAGAAAAAAAGGAAGAAAAAAAGGAAGTATTGGATGCAAAACCCACTGATGGCGATGATGAGAAAAAGTCAAGCGGTATGGGTGCTTTATTAATCGGAGGTGTGCTATTAGTAGCAACTTTAGGTGCGGTAAACATTATGCGTAAAAATTAAATTATGGTTAAAAAGTTATTGATAGGCGGTGTTGTTCTTGGTGCGGGAGTTTTATTATATATGAAATTCTTCAAGAGAAATGAGCCAACTGTTGTAAAATGGGAGGATTTAGACGAGGAAACAGTCAGAGAAAAAGCCAAGCAAATTAGAATTGGAGTAAATCAAGCTATCAATGACAACATTAACAAAACAACACCAAGTGGCGATATGTTAGGTTTGTTTCCAAATGGAATTAATATTAATTGGGATAAAGCCGATTTTGGAACTGCTTTTCCTAATTATGGATAAAACAAGACTATGTTAAAGAAAATATTTATAGCGGGGTTATTCTTGGGTGGTGGTGTGTTTTTTATAAAAAAAATACTGCCTATGCTTAGTGGAGATGTAGATTCATTTGAAGCACCCGAAGAAGATGCGTTTGAAATAACCAAATGGAGAGGTGGTACTAAAAACACTAACTACGTTCCACTAGAGGGTGGAGGTGTTTGGGAAAGACCCGACTTTGACCCAAGAGATTCAATGGAAGGTATGGCTAATTTTAGCGGTAGTGCTTTAAAGTCTAATTCTAAAAAAGAATTTATTTACTTAAACCAAATATAAAAATCATAATTGGGGTATAATATAAAAGCATATACAAAGAATCAAGCCAAGAAAATTGGTGTTACTGTTAAGCCAAGTGGTTTAAAAGGTAAGAAGATAGATGTTTTTAAAAAAGGTGTAAAGGTTGCAAGTGTAGGGGCTATTGGTTATAAAGACTACCCTACATATATGGAACTAGAGAAAAAAGGTAAAGTTGAAAAAGGAACTGCTAAAAAAAGAAGAAAACTTTATAAAATAAGACACAAAAACGATAGGAGTGTAAAAAATAGCAACGGATTTTACGCAGATAAATTATTATGGTAAGACTAACACAACAAGTGCCTACAATATTAAGTGATTGGGCAACATCAATAAGGGCAAACAATTCTAATGAGATGGTTAATTTCTATTCTCAAAACGCAGTATTGGTTGGAACTTATAGCCAACCCCTTGAAGTCGGTATAAAGCAAATAAGAGCATATTTTGAAATGTTTTTAGACAGAAAAAGTATTAGTTGTAAAATATTAGATAATATAAATCAAGAATTTGAAGATTTAATTATATCTAGCGGTGTATATGAATTTAAAGTAGATGGTCAGAAAGTTGTAGCTAGATACTCTTATGTTTTTAAAATGATTAATAATAGATTGAGGATAGTAAATCATCACTCATCAGAACTTGTTAATAAATGAAACATAGAAATATCGTAGCACTCGTTACTTTTGCAATATTTTCAACAGAAGCATACGCACATTATGTAGTTGCTAAAAATGAAGGTTCAGATACGTTTAAGTTTTATCGACCAACATTAGAAACCACTATTAAAAACTTAGCGGTTGTAGGTGCGTTTTCAATTTTAAATGGTTTAATAATAGATAAAATTACAAACAGATAATGGTAGAAGAAGAAAAAGAAAAAGTCAATGGAGTACATCCAAACTTATATAAAACATTTTTAGTATTAGCTATGATTTCATTTAGCTTAGGGGCTTTAGTTAATTACTACACTTTAAAAAAAATTAGAAGGTAATGAAAGTAAGTGGCTATATTTCTGATGATTATGGAAAAAGCAATGGTGCTACTGTTCAGCTTATGCGTAATGGCGAGGGAACTAATCTAGGAGTAGCATCTAATCAAGATGGTTATTTTGAAATTGACAATGAAGATATTAAAGAAGATGATATTTTTGAGGTTAGATTTTTGGGTTTAAAAACACAATCATTTAAAGCATCAGAGTTACAAGATATTCAGATATTTTTAGTCGAAGATGTTGAATCTTTAGACGAGGTTCTTCTAACCGTAAATGTTGGAAAGAAACCAAAACCTAGCCCACCTAAACTTAAAGATGAAAAATGGTACACAACTCCCGTCTTTTTATTGTCAGCAATGGCTTTAGTGACAACGGGTGTAATAATATATATAATTAAAAAAACAAGATAATGGAGGACATTAAATCAGCCACAGAATCAGTTTCAGCAGAAACAACACCAACACCAACCCCAACACCAAGTGCAGAACCAACAACAGAAATGGCAGTAGGTGGGGCAACAGATAGCACATCAAAATTGGGTTGGGTTGCTATTATGATGCTAGGTCTTACAAGTGCTTCATTAATTTACTCTATTTTTTATTATAGACGAAGATTAGATGCCTTGAAAAAAGGAGATAACAAAATGATTGGGCAACTGCAATCTGATATGCAAGAAATGAAAAACAAGATAGATACATTAACGGGTAATAGAACAAGAAATGGCAGATTGGTATAATAATATTACATACGGAAATATCTCTCAAAAAAATCTAAAAATACTTAAAAAAAAATGTTTAGCTGATGCAGTTTTGCCAATTTTAGACAAAAAATATGGCTCTGAATTAAACTTTCCAAAAAATAATTCCGAAACAACAAAAAAAGAACTTAATGAATTGGTTGAGTTTCTTAGTGCTATAAGTGAGGAATCAAATGCAGAATACTTGGCTAGATACTTAAAATATGATAAAGCATTGTTGCAAACAATAATATCTATGTTTCAGTCTAAGGGTGTTGATGTTTCGGAAATAGTTAAATCCCTTGATAAAGACATAACACCAACAATATTTAAGTTAAAACAAAAATATCAAAGACCAAGACCAAATCAATTAGCACAATATTATAAGCTAAAATTATTCCCATTTGACACTAAAAGCGGTCATACACCATCTTATCCAAGTGGTCATACACTACAAGCCTACGTTATTTTAAATATTATAGGAAGCAAACATCCCGAATCTTACGATTTTTGTAAACAACTAATAGATGATGTGGCTAATAGTAGGGTGTATTTGGGGCTTCATTATGAAAGCGATAATGATGCTTCATACCTAATTGGTCAAGAAATATTAAAATTAAAATCAATAACCAAAAAATATAAAATATGAGTTTAGAACAAGAAACAAACCCCAAGCAAGACACACAAGAAAAGCAAGAAAGTAAAGTAATAAGTATGAAACCTATACAAGTTGAGCCTAAAAAGGAACAACTAACTGCTGATGGGGAAAAAATACTTCCCGACATTACTTTAAATATAATTCCCGTTCCAAAACCTAGAATGACACAAAGCGATAAATGGAAACAAAGACCCGCAACAAAAAAATATTGGAGGTATAAAGACGAACTAAAACAATTATGTTGGATATGTAGATGGCAACCTAAAGAGGTTTTAGATGTAAAATTTGTTATGCCTATGCCTATAAGTTGGAGCAAGAAAAAAAGAGAGAAAATGGATGGGCAACCTCATAAGCAAAGACCCGATTTAGATAATCTTGTAAAAGCATTTAAAGATGCTCTTTTAGTAGAAGATTCTCACGTTCACACTTACGGAACGATAAAAAAAGTTTGGGGAAGAAAAGGACAAGTAATTGTTCCAAGATAATTTCTACAAATGAGTAAGGCACACAAAAACATAAACAAGGGTATATCAATCGTATTTGAAGAAATACATAAAACCATCTCCGCAGTTGGGGAGAGAGGGTTTATTGATATGCTTATAGAACTTAGAGAAGATAACCACCTTACTTACCAAAATGAAACCGCAAAATCTATTATTAAGATTGTTGCAAAGGAATTTGAGATGTCAGTTAAGGAGTTGCTATATGGTTCTAAGCGAATGACAGATAAGACACACGCATTAGGCATCATAACACATATTTTAATAAACGATTTTGAATTTACACTTAAAGATGTATCGTTTGTTTTAAATAAAAATAACACAAATTTATCAAGGTATAAAAAAGATGTAGATAACTACGACCCAAACCACCCGATAGATTTAGAGAGAATAGAAAGATTAGAAAGCATAACACATCAGTTAAAATTAAAGAAACAAAATGAGCAAAGCACAAGCAAGTGATGATACCATCGAAAACGCAGAACCAATAGCAGAAAATGTATCGGTAGAGCAAAATGAAGATTTTTATTCGGGATTTAGCCCATTAGACGAACCCGTAAAAGAAAGGTCTTACACAAAAGGGAATGTAGATACAAAAGGACTAGAAGCAGAATTAGAAGAACCTACTTTTGATGCTCCAAACTTTTCTGATTTTGACGAGGAAAGCAAAGAGCCTTCTACATTTAATCCCGCAATGGATAACTTGGACAAAAAAGAACAAATGTATGCTACCGAACAAATGGTAGATACTGTTTTAGATGTATATGGAAAAGCACACTTACTAGCAAACAGAGTTACTAAAATCAAAGAGGATAAAATTGCTAAAGCAATGGAGGATGGAGAGATTGACCCATCACTTGAAGTTCCTATTGACAATATGGGTAACTCTTTGGGTCTTATGGACTATGTACAAGAGTACAACACACAACTTTCAGATGCAATTAAGCTAGAGGATGATTTTATAGAAAAAGTTAAGCCACCAATGATTAGAGTGTTTCAAAAGAAAGGACTAGCAATGACTGATGAGCAGTTTTTAGCAGTTGCTTTTGGAACAGATATTTTAACAAAGGGTGCTATGATATTTCAACTTGTAAAGCAAAACAACAAGTTAATGAGTATGTGGAAAGAACAGTCAAACTTTGTTCCTAAAACACAACCGAATAAATCAACTTCGGGTAATACACCACCGCCACCACAACCAACACAACAACCAACTCAAAACACCCCACCGCCACCAACCCCTACATTCTCTGAACCCGAAGAATTTTCAGCAGAATCTATGGTTGGAGATATGACGGGTATGAAAGAGAACTCTAATTTTGAAAACAGTAAGCCTTCTGATGGTATGCCTATATTTGGAGATAAAAATATTCTTTCTGATATGGAGAAACTTGCTAAAAAAGAAAAAATCATAGATATAACACCAATAGAGGATTCTCCAAAGAAACGTAAAAGAGGTCGCCCTAAAAAAAGCAAATAATGTTTAGCAAAGAGACAACAACTTTTGCTATTGGACATTTTTTTAGAACTTTTACTTTTAGCAATAAGAGTACTAGAAGTGAAAAAACCATATCCATAGATAATAAGCATTTTGAGGGAGACCATTTATTAATAATTTACGAAAACACAAAGTAATATGAGAGAGCCAAAATTAGGTGTTGCGGTGGGAAAAAAAGGGGTAGGTAAAACTTACATAACAACAAAGATGATTAACTCTTATGTGAGGGGTAATCCAAGCAAAGGTGTAAAACCAAGACGAGCATTGGTATTAGACGTTAATGATGAGTTTGTAGAGTACAAAGCATTACGATTAAAAGATGTTGCTAAATTTTCAGCACATCCCAAAATAGAAGCAAGAAGAATTAGACCATTTAATGATGATGGTGTAAGAATGACTTTAAAAGAAATTCAAGATGCTCTTTTCAGTATATTAACTGATTATAGAGGCGGTTTATTGCTTATAGAGGATATTAACCGATATATTTCTGACCACTTGCCAAATGACCTTGTAGGGGCTATTTGTACAAACAGACATACTGATACAGATATTATTATGCACTTTCAGTCTATCGGTAGAGTAACATCTAAAATATGGCAAAACATAAATTGGCTTAGATTCCATAAAAACACGGATAGCGTAGATAGGCATATAAAGAAATTTGAGGATAAATTTGAATATCTAAAAATTGCTGAAATGATGATTAATAAGCAGTACTATAATGGTAATGAAAGATTCTTTTTGTTTGTTGATATAGATGCTGAAAAAATACTAGGAGATTTTGATAAAGCACTTTTGAACGAAGCTATTGATGATTATATTGAAAAATATTACCGAAAAATAATTGCTCCGATGCTGAAACAGAGAGATTTAAAGGGCAAGGTTAAATACAATCAAGCATCAGCAGTGAAGTTTGTTCGTGATAGGATTATAAAGAATTATTGCAGTTAAAGATTAAATATAACTAATTAGTTGTAATTAAAGGTTATGTTGGTTAATAATTATTATGCTTTGAAATAATATATTTGCGTATGTACAATTCTGTAATTGTGCTAAAACAAATTATTAACCTTTAAATTCATTCTGAAATGGATACAAAAAAACTTGTAATGCTAGTAGGTAAAGTTCTTACTGTAACTGCGGGAGTATTAGTCGCTTTTCAAGTTCAAACTTATATGGATAGAAGTCGTGTGTCAGCACCGACAACTGCCGAATAAGTCAATGGACAAACAATTATTTTAATTTAAAAATTTGAAAAATGTCAAATATTCGTAAATATTTAGCAGATGCGAGAGCAACTGCGAACGAAAACTTCTCCAATGCGGGAGGTTTCGCTGATGACGGTGCTATGAATGGCTTTAGTGCTATGAATGGTGGAGGTATGGCTTCCGCACCAACATCACAACCTTATATTGTAACAGTAACCTCAACAGCCGTAGTTGCAACAGTAAATTTTGCAGTCCTTGGTTCTTATGAGTTTATCAACAACGCAGGTTTTACTGCGGGTGGAGATTTAGTTATAGGTTTAGTTACAGTTTCAAGTGGAATTAGTGGTATTAACTACCGTGAAATGCTTTATCAATTTATGCAAAATCCTTTTAGCGTAGGTTTAACTTACTTGCAGTCAGCTACGGCTAACCAAGTACTTGAAACTCTTGCTATTAATACGAGAGATGCAAATGGTAATGAAGCACAAAAAACGTTAGTGCCTACCATTGACCCTTACCAACAACAGTCTACTATTGTAGCAATGCGTTATGGGTATAGAATTGATGGATTCACGAAGATTATTATTTCTAATGTTTTAGCTGCGGCTACTGTGAAATTATACTTCTACCCATCTGATAATATCAATTTAGCTAGAGGATTAGCGGGTCGCCCCGTGTCCGAAGCATTTGGTAATCCAGGCATCGTTAAAGCCCAAACAATTAGATTGCAAGGGTAATAAGTAGAATGTATTTCGGTACAGATAAACTTTATAAAAAGGTGTGTGGCATAATGCTCCACACCTTTTTTTTTTAAAATTTAAGATATGACAACAGTTTACGATTATATTGCTAATAATAATCCCCAAGGTGCAAAAGACTTATGTGAAACCTATGGGTATAGAGTTACAAATCCAAACTCAATGAGCCAAAACTTAAAAACTTTGGTAAACAACGAGGGTAAAGATGCTTTAGAATCTATGATGGACTTGCATCCCGATAAAGAAATAATTTTACAATACTTTTCTAAGCCAACTCCTAAAGAAGATAAATCTGATTGCGGTTGCTTAAATAATATTAATACACCACAAGTTTTAGAAAGATTCTTAAACGCAAGTGGTAAACAAGACAATAGTGAAGCGAAAGCATTAGCTACAAATACAAACACAATAATATTTGCTTCTTGCTTGGTTTTGGCAGTTGCTATAATTTTTAAAAACGATAAATAATGGTAAGAAGTGAAAATTTTGGAACTTTAATCGGAAGATTAGTTCACAGAAATAAAAAATCAATAATCTCATTTATGAGAAGTCAAGGAATCAATATTAGCTTTAATGCAACTACTAGGCAAGTGATAGATGCACTTTTTGTAGCTTTTAAATCAAAAAAGTTTAGAGAAGCATTTATGTCTTGGACTAGAGGTTTGTCTAAAGGTATGTCTAAAGGTGGTTCTTCAAACATTGGAGGTTCTCAAAGCTATGCAAGTGGTAATTTTGACCCAATGGCAACTCAAAGTGGAGGTTTTACTCCTATGGACACCCAAAATGGTGCAAACTTAAAAGGAGATAGATTTTCAAATACAAGTGGTAATTTTAGCACAATGGACACTCAAAGCGGAGGATTTACTCCTATTGATACTCAAAGCGGAGCAGACCTTAAAGGTGGTTTCTCTAGGGTAAGTGGTACTTTTACACCTATGTCTGCACAAGGTATGGGTAAAGAGTTTGATGCTATGAGTAGTCAACAAGGTGCAGACCTTAAAAGTGGCGGTTTCTCTAACGCAGATGGTAATTTTAGTACAATGGACACTCAAAGCGGTGGATTTACACCAATGGACACTCAAAATGGTTCTGATTTAAAAAGTGGTGGATTCTCAAACTCAAATGGCGATGGTGGTTTTGGAGGATATACGGGAGACGAGTTTGATGATGTTACTACTTCTCCTTCTACGGGTGGAGGTGGTGGCGGTGGTTTCTTTGATGGTTTTGACGTAGGAGATGCTTTAGGTATTTTAAATACGGGTATTGGTGTATATAGCCAAAGTGATACAAATAAAACCAATAGACAGATTGCAAATGCTCAATTAGAAAACACAAGGCTACAATTAGAAGCAATGAGAGAGAAAGGCGAAATTGACAAAGCTGAATTTGATAGAAGAATGGCTTTAGCTAATTCAACTGCAAGTGGTGGAGGTTCAAAAATGGCACTTTATATTGTTGGTGGTGTAGTTTTAGTTGGTGCTTTAGGTACTGCTATTTATTTTGCAACTCGTAAAAAGTAAAAGATTTGTTTGACGATATATCATTTGATGATGAATTAAGGGAACAAGCAGACAAGGAAGGTATATTTAAAAGTTCTGACTTAAAATTTTACCTTCTAACATTTGCATTTGTTGGTATTGGGGCTTTTATTATGATAAAATATTCTAAAAAATGAATGGAACTGATATAATAGAGAACAACAATAAGTTAATTAATGGCGATAGTAAAAAGCAGTTAATGACTAGAACTAAAGGCACTGTACAAGGTGCTTTTACGGGTTTAGTCGGTGGTGTTATGTTTGGGTACTTTAAAGGTAAAAACATCTACACAACGGGCTTTGTTGGACTATTAATAGGCGGTACTGTTTCAGCTATTATGATTGGTAATTTTTCTAAAGAATAATATATGTTTGAGAACCTAGACAAAGAAACCAAAGAAATATATATGATAGCGGGAGTTATTGGTTTATTGGGTGTTTCAGTAATACTATATAAGACAAGAAAAAAATGAAATTTAAACATCCAAAAGACACAAAGAGTTTTTTTATAGGTATGATAGCATCTATTTCGGCAGTTATATTATGGGATGTGATTAAGTACAGAAAAAATTTATTAGAATTTAAAAAAGATAAATAATGGCAAAAGTACCCGAAGAATTAGCAAATAAAATGAGAGAATCTTACCTCGTAAGACAAGATGAAAAAAAAGCTAAAAAAAAGCTAAAAATAATTTATATTGGTGGTGCAGTAGTAATACTCGGTATAGTATCATACTTTATATTTAAAAAGAAATAATTATGGCAAACGCATATATGACCGCACTAGCAAAGGCTCGAAAGAGTGGTGCAAGTAGTTTTAGTTACAAGGGAAAGACTTATAGTAAGTCTAAAACAAAAACGGGATTAGTAATTTATAAAGCAAAGTAAAATGGAAAAATACACATCGATTTTTAAGCAAAAGAATTATTATATTGGAATGGCGGTAGGAATTGCGGGTGTTCTCATTTATCAAAAACTTATGAAGTAATCTATGAAAAAATTAAAAACAAGTCAATGGTTACTACTAGGTGGTGCTATTGGATTAGCTTATATTCTTTACAATAAAAGCAAAAGCAAAGGTTCAGACTTAATCGAAGATGCTTTAAGTGAAGTTTCTAGTGGTGGCACAAAGCCAATGCAAGGATATGAAACGGGTGGAGTAAAACCAATGCCATCAAGTCCAACTACAACTGTTACACAAGGTACGGGAATTGTTCCCGACAAAATGTTAAGATGTAAAGATTTAGTTGCTCAATGGAGAGTAATTGAAGCAAAAACAACTTGGGCAAACAAAACTGCTATGCTTAAAGCAAGAGCAAGTTTTTTAGGTGCTTGTAATACTAAATAATAGTAAATTATGAAAAAAACATTTAAGAATGTTCTAATTGGTGGTGGAGTATTAGGTTTGGTCTATTTTCTATATCTTAAATTTGGTAAAGGAAAGCCAAAGCAAGATGCAGTGTTAAATTTAGGTAAGCCAATATCTAAACAGACAACACAGACAACACAGACAACACAAGCTACACCAACACCAACACCAACACAACCAATGGTAGTTTATGGTGGAAGTGGTGGTAAAGGAGGTGGACATTGGACACAAACCTTTCCCGATACAGTACCTATGCCAACACAAGAAGGTCATACAACAGAGGGAAATAATCAGTCGGGAGGTAAAGTGCCAATTCAAATAGTACTACCTAGTGTAGATAATACAAGCAACACACAATTATAAAACTATGGCTAAAGGAAAACTTATTTATTGGGGAATTATAATAGTGGGTATTGGAGCAATATCTTATATGTATTTTTTGTCAGATGTGGCAAATAAAGATACAGATGCAGATGTTATTGATGAGATATTAGAAGAACAAAACTTAGAAACAAATTAAAAGTTATGAGACAAGTATTAGGTAGGGGTGTAGGAAGTTGGACTTCAAATAAAGATGCAGAATTTTCAAATTTTATTTTTGGGAATAACGATTTTATAAATGACTTTAGAGATAGTCTAATTGAAAAGGCAAGGCTAAAGGCTTTAGCAGATAAAAAAGCTAAAAAGGAAGCAGAAGCTAACACTAAAGAAGATGAAGTAGTATCAGATAAAAATTTAGGATTAGAGGGAGATACACCAACACCAACCGAAGTTGAATTATTAGAAAAACAACGTATGTTGGAACTTCGTATGAAAAAACCACCATATTTGCTTTATGGAGGTATTGGATTGGTTGTTATTGTAGGAGCAATCTTTATATTTACAAGAAAGTAACAAGACACACAAAATAGTATAAACTAAAAATCTGATTTAATGAGTTTTTTAAGTGCGAATCAACAATATAAGTTAAGCGGTTCATCTCTTAGTTTTACAGAATGGATTGAAAGAGAAAAAGCAAAAGGTGTTGTGATACCAAAAGAGGGAGTAACAGATGTTTTTGAAACAGAAATGTCAAAAGTAGAGCAAGAAGTAGAAGTAGAGCCAAAAAATTCTAAAAGAGTTTTAGGCTTAAATAGAAATATGCTAATGCTTTCGGGATTAGTAATTGTTGGTGCTATCGCTTATAAGTTTTATGCAAATAAAAAATGACATATAAAGTAGACACACGATACCAACAGATGATGCTAGGCATTACTGTTCAAGTTTCAAAACCAACAAAAGTTAGGTTGAAAGTTGTGGATGCAGAAAAGCCAAGTACTGTTTTTACTAACAGATACAAGAGCATAAATCAAAACTTTAAGTTTTTTGTTCGTCTACCATTAACCCCTCAAGGGGTAAATATAGTATTAAGTGATGATGAAAATGGGGGAGATATTAGCAATAGGGTTAGAGTAATAAATATTGAGAAGTTAGGTCTTGAAAAAAGAATGGATGAGGTTGATATAAACAATTATTCAGTTATGTCTTTTGTTGATTTTGCTCAAAAATTTAGTTTTAACGCATCGTATTTAGAACCAAACAACTATGTTAGTGAGTTTGAGAATTACAGAATAGAATACCTACCAACTATTATTGATAAAAATGGTAGAGAATTAAAAACACCCGCTAGGATAAGTAATTCAACGGGTAGAATACAAGTATCAAAAAAGTATTTCAAGGACTACACAGTACCTATGAGAATGGCTATTTTGCTACACGAATTTGCACATTTTTATCTTAATGAAAATATTGAAGATGAGATTGAAGCAGACTTAAACGGATTGTTGATTTATTTAGGGCTTGGCTACCCCCGTATAGATGGATATGAAGCCTTTTTGAGAGTTTTTGAAGGAACACCATCGCAAGAAAATAAAGTAAGGTATGATGTGATAAACAAGTTCATACAAGATTTTGAGAACAAAAAATATGTAATTTATTAAGATATGTCAAAACCAAACATAATATCAAAAACGGGAAATTTTATTGAAAATAATAAAATACCATTGTTGTATGTTGGAGGTGCTATAATAGTTGTTATTGCAGTAATCCCACTAGTAAGAAGATTGTACTCAATTCTTGACCCATCTGTAAGGGGTGCTAAAGATGTAGATTCAATAATTAAAGGTATAAAGATTGATATGAGTAAAACAACCATAACAGAAACACAAGCTAGAGTTATGGCTAATCAACTTGTTAATTATATGTCTATTGGAGACGGAACTGACGAAGAAGGAATAGAATCTGTTTTTAATAAGATAGAAAATGAAGATGATATGAAGTTGCTATATGTAACTTTTGGAAAAAGACCATATTCTTTTATAAATACGGGAGAAGCAAGTGGAGTTTTGGGAGGTATATTTGAAAATGCGGGTGGATATGATGAGACTGACTTGTTGGGTTGGCTAGAGTTAGAGTTAGGGGTTGGAGATGGTTCAACAGTTGAATTAGTAAATCAAAAACTATCATTAATGGGTTTAAGTATAAGTGTATAAACTAATAAAATGAAAAAAAACAAAGTAACATATATAGTTTTAGGAACTATAATAGGTCTAGGTTTAACGTATTTTGGATATACTTTAATCAAACCAAAAAGTGATAGTAAAGATGATGATGATGATGATGATGTTGTTGTTGTTAATAATCCTTATGGAGACGATATTATAGATGGTAAAAAAGTATCAAAGGATTCTTTTCCCTTAAAGATAGCTTCTAAAGGTTTTAAAGTACAAGTATTGCAATCAGCATTAAATAAATTAGGAGCATCTTTAACAGTAGATGGTAGGTTTGGAGAAAAAACCTATGATGCAATATGGGATTATGCAGATTTGCCTTGGTATGCTTGGAGACAAACTCTCTTTACAAGGCTAAATGTGTTGTCTAAAGATAATTACGAGCAAATATTAGCTAACGCAACTGAAAAAGGTTGGGTTATTAAAAACGCAGAGGATTCTGCATCTGTATCTTGGTTGCCTTTTGTTCAAGGTGGAGATGATTGGAGTTATAACAATTTAAGAATGTAATTATGGCTAAACCTTATTTTAATCGTAAACTATACCCACACACAACTAATTGTCAAACTTTAGATGCCCAAATAAGCAGATTAAGAGATGATAAGGATTTAGTTTACAGAGGGGAAATGGGTGGCAGTAGGAGAGAGGTAAAAGACCTTTTACTAGCAAAAGAAGTTCAGTTTGAAACTCAACTTTGTAGTAGGGTGTTAGAAGATTCAAGTGTGTATCAAACTTTAGAAATGCAACAAGATGAGTTTGAAGATTTGGAAAATAGAATAATTGGAGAATCTAACATTAAGAGAAATGTTATGCTTGTTACGGGTGGAGTTGTTTTAATTGTTGGTTTAGCAATATTTATAAAATAAAGATATGGGTTGGTTAAAAGATGTAGTTAATCCTAGCGGTGCAGAACAAGATAGGTATGAAGCCCTATTAAAAGAAAAAAGGAAGCAATATCCTAAAGTAACATACAACTTTGATTCTTGGAAGGCTTTGTCTCCAAATCAAAGAGAAACACAATGTCAATCTTTAAGTAGGGATGTAGAGGTTTTAAGGTTATTAAAGGCGGGTAAATTAGATGATAACGCATTATCTGATGGACATAGAGTTGACGAAAGAGGTATAAGGGTTTATACTAGATTATATAGTGAGTATTTTTCAGTTTATCAAAAAAGACAATGTGATGGAGTATTAAATACATCAGTTGTAAATCAAGATTCGATTGAACTTTTAAGAAAAGCAGATGAATTGCAAGATAGAATTGAAAAAGACCTTCAAAAGCAAAGAACAATTATTATTGCAGTTGGTGGTATTGTTTTGTTACTAGGAACAACATTAATATTAAGAAAGTTATGATGAATAATATAGAATTAAATAGTATCGAAGATGTAGGATTCACAAACCCTAGTTTCAGTCCACAATGGAGTAAAGTAGATGGTGTACAAGAAGATTCTGAAACACCTTACTTTGGTCAGTTAGACCCCGATTGGAGGGCTAAAACTCAAGCAGTACTTGATGAGCAAAAACAAGCAATGATTGACATTGAAAAAAGAGAAAGAGCAAATAGTCTACCAAAAGAAAGTTTAATTTTAGTTGGTGGAGCAGTAATATTGCTTACAGTTTTAATAATTTATAAAAACAAATAAATATGATTTTAGATACAAATTTTCAAAATGCTTGTGGTTGTGAATCACATTCAAGTATAGATGGTCAGTCAGTAGAACAAGGCGGTAGAGATATTTTAAATACCGTTCATTCGGGGGCGGTTGATATTTTTGATATGGTAAAAAGCACGGGAGGTTTTGTTGTAGAGGAAGCTAAAGAGGGTTATGACAGAGTAAAAGATGAAGGAGTTAAACTAGACGAAAAAGAAAGAGTTATTAAATCAATTCCAAACTCATATATAGTTTTTGGTGCTATTGGATTACTAATTTTTAGTATGGTAAAAAAATAAATGAAAAAACTCTTATTCATAATAGGATTGGGTGGTATTGGATATGGTTTATACTATTATTTCAGAAAACAATTAGACTTGGCTCTTGACTTTGATTTTAGTATAAAAGATATTGAGGTTTTAGCTTTAGACAATGATGGTGTTAATTTGGGATTATTAATATCTGTTACTAATAAATCATCTTTTGCAATAGAGGTTATAGATTATGATATTGATATGATATATGAGGGAACTACAATAGCAAAGGCAAAAAGTAGTCAAAAATTTATTGTTCAAGGAGATTCTTCTTTTGATGTTCCAACTAATGCCTATATTAAGTTTAAAGGGTCAGAGGGTATATTAGATGATTTAGGTCTTTCATTACTTAAATCTAAATCAATAAAAGTAGATTTAATAGGAGATATGAATATTGTTTTTGGAAGTATATCAAAAGAGGTTATATTTAATGTTAGAGACGTTGTTTTAACCGAGGACTTGGCAGTAACAATGGGTGTTAACAAGACAATAGATAAACTAAATAAGTTTTTAGAAGGTTTAGGTATAAAAATATAATTTGTTTTAGTAAATAATTTATCTTTACTATTCACAAATAAATTACAAGGAGTATGATTTTATCAAAGACACAAAAAATAATGAAAACGGGTATTTTAAAGTATTCTAAAGAGTTAGAAATAACTAAAGACAGTACACAAATACTTGTTACATCAGACGAAGCGGATGGTGTTGATTATACAATATGTAATAGTTGGTGTCCAACTTTAAAGGTATCATTTAAGGATATTATGGATGTTAGGGTTGATTTATTGGGTTTTGAGATGATGGCTTCGCCATTTTTAAGAAAAAGTGTTGATATGTATGCAAATTATTACGAGACCCTACCTAAAGAAATTAATATGTTCATATTTGAAAAGAACGATAAAGTTGGTGTGGCGGTTTACGAAAGAACATCGTTTAAAGAAGTAATATCATTAGAAAAGCAGTTTGGAAGATTAGGAATATAATTTTATAAAATGTCAGTAGAAAGAAAAAAAACGACTAAAGCAACATCTGTTAGTGCAAGAGATATGGAGTGGATTAAAGAAAAACTAACAGAGATAGACGATGATTTAAAGGCATTAAAACAAACTGTTATAGGTAATAAAGAATATGGTCAAAAGGGATTGGTAGAGCAAGTTAATGAGCATAGGAAGTACCTAGAATCAGATAAGCACTTTAAGGCAAAAGTTGTCGGTGGTTCTTTAGTAGTTGGAACAGTTTGGACTTTGCTACTTAAATTTTGGGATAAAATATTTATATAAAAAAAAGATTATGGCAATTACAGTTTCAACACCAAATAACGTAGAATCTAATAACGGAAACTCGTTAGCAGTATTTAAGGAATCAACTACTAATAAGTTTTATGTTAAAGATATTAACGGGCAAATACAAGATATAGCTTCGGGCTTGGGTCTTACGGTAATATTTGAAATAGGAACGGGTGCAAATAGCACACAAAGGATTGGTTCGGGTACTTCAAGTGGAGATGGCTCTACTATAAGTGGTGGTGTCGGTAATGATGCAAGTGGTCTATCCTCAACAATAAGTGGTGGTTCTAATAACACCGCAAGTGGTCTATCCTCAACAATAAGTGGTGGTTCTAATAACGCTACAAGTTTAAGTGGCTCAACAATAAGTGGTGGTTCGGGTAACACATCAAGTGGGAATTACTCAACAATAGGTGGTGGTACAATTCAAAATGCGAGTGGCTTAAACTCAACAATAGGTGGTGGTACTACTAACATCGCAAGTAATCCAAATTCAACAGTAAGTGGTGGTTCTAGTAATACTGCAAGTGGGTATGTTTATGGAAAATCAACAGTAGGTGGTGGAAATAGTAATACCGCAAGTGCCGACAACTCAACAGTAAGTGGTGGGCAAAATAATACCGCAAGTGGAGAATATTCCACAACAGTAGGTGGTGGGCAAAATAACACCGCAAGTACAAATTATGCTACAGTAAGTGGTGGTACTACTAACATCGCAAGTAATCTAAACTCAACAGTAGGTGGTGGTAATACTAACACCGCAAGTGGAAGTGATTCAACAGTAAGTGGTGGTAAAACTAACACCGCAAGTAAACAAAACTCAACAGTAGGTGGTGGTAATACTAACACCGCAAGTGGCCCCGATTCAACAGTAGGTGGTGGTAATACTAACACCGCAAGTAATGTAAGCTCAACCCTAAGTGGTGGTTCGGGTAACACATCAAGTGGAAGTGCTTCAACAGTAGGTGGTGGGCAAACCAACACTGCAAAGGGAGGTAATTCGACAGTAAGTGGTGGTGGGTATAACACATCAAGTGCAGGTAATTCGACAGTAAGTGGTGGATATGGTAACGGTGGTAGTGGAGGATTTGCAACAGTAAGTGGTGGTGGGTATAACACCGCAAGTGGTGTTTATTCAGTAGTTGGTGGAGGATTTGAAAATAGTGCGAGTAATACAGATTGTACAGTTGGTGGTGGAAGTACTAATACATCGAGTGGTGCTGATGGTACTGTAGGTGGTGGTCTAGAAAACGTAGCAAGTGGACAATTTTCGGCAGTTTGTGGTGGAACTAAAAACCAAGCAACGGCTTTACAATCAACAATATGTGGTGGAGAAAATAACGTAGCAAGTGCCGTTGAATCATCTATTTTAGGGGGTTCTCAAAATTCGACATCAACATTTCAAAACTCACATATATTGGGTAGCAATATAACTTCGGATAGGATTGATTGTGCGTTTGTAGAAAACCTATCTATAAAGAGCATACCAACCGCAGCAGTAGGTTTGCCTAGTGGCTCTTTATGGAGCAATGCGGGAGTAATTAATATAGTACCATAAATAATAATAAAAAATAAATTAAAATGGAAAAATTCACATTACATATATTTGCTTACGGAGAAACTCAAATAATATCAGAAGAATTAAATGTTAAGGTTAAAACATCTGAATTAACTAAAGCTGAACCTTTAATTGATGCAGTTTGGTCTGAAAAGCCCGAAGATGTAGGCGGTAATAAAGACGACTTTAGTAACATTAGTTTTTTTGATTTTACTAAAATTGCTTGGGCGGGAAAAACTAAACAAGAAACTTTTATAATTAAAGAAGAAGATTCTACGGTAAAAGAACTTATTAATGATTTAATTGCAGAGTTAGAAACTAAAAAATAATTCTAATATGATTGATAAGCATATTTTTTTTAATTCATCATTACCGAGGGCGGGTTCAACTTTAATATCTAATATTATTGCTCAAAATCCAAACTTTTACTGCACACCAACATCGGGTTTGTGTGAGTTAATTTTAAATTCAAAATCTGCTTATAATCACGGACAACGATTTATAGCCCAAGACCCTAACGAGATGGAACGTGCTTTTTTAAGTTTCGCAAAATTTGGTATGCAAGGCTATTTTAAAGGAATTACAGATAAGCCATATATTTTAGATAAAAATAGAGATTGGGGTATTAACTACAATCTTATTGATAAGATACAAGGCACTCCAAAAATTATTTGGATGATTAGAGATGTAAGGGCTATATATTCTTCTATGGAGAAAAACTTTAGAAAAAACCCTCACAAAAATAATCACATACAAGAAGCATCTAAATTAGTTGGCACTACATTAGAGAAAAGAATAGATATTTGGGCTGATGGATTACCCGTAGGTATAGCTATGGATAGACTGAAAGATGTTTTTCAACAAGGTTTAAATAAACATATTTTATTTGTTAGATATGAAGATTTAATGTCTAATCCACAAGTTCAAATGGATAGGATATATAGTTACCTAGAGATTAAGAGTTACGAACACACTTTTGATAAAATAAATCAAGTAACGCAAGAGAATGACACTATACACGGAATATATGGCGACCATAAGTTAAGAGAAGAATTTAGAATGATTCCTAATGACTATGATAAGGTTTTAGGAGTTGATTTAAGCAACAAAATAAAAAACTCATACGATTGGTTTTACAAAAGATTTTACTCTTTAAAAGAAATATAAAAAAATAAAAGTTATGATAGTATTTGAAATAGAAGGAAGTTCACTAAGGGTTTTAAGTGGTAAAACAATCTTAATGTTAATGCCACTTAAAAATATAGCACTTAATTCATTAGAGTTATTCAATGACCCTCCAACGGCTACACTATATAATCTAAATGTTGGTCAAAATGAAGTTTTATTAAGTCAGCCATTAGACAATATTGAAAATTCAGATGGATTGACTTTTACTCCAATTACTTTTTTAGCTTTTGCTTCTTTAAATTTTGGAGTAGATTCAATGGTTGATGTTACAAGTACTTCCACAATAGGATTATCGGGTACAAATGTTTTTTCATTAATTAATAGTGCGGAAGCGTTTGGTGGAAATAGTGGAGTTTTGAAAACTCGTCACGGGGTTTTATACGGTTTTTCTTTTACAAGTTTAACGGTTGAAAAACCAAGCATCATATATGTCAGTTTTTTCGATTCAAAAAGTGTTGAAGAATTTTTCACACCAATAATGCAAATAGCAGTTCCTTATGCAACGGGTGGGAGTTTTATTTCAGAATCTTTCCCTTTAGGTATTGATTTTAGAACTGCTATTGGATATGCTATTACTTTAGAGCCTTGGAATCCTAAAGGAACACCAAATCCTCCCGCAGATAATTCTTTGGCAATGACTATAACTTACGATAGTATTGCATAAAATATTTATTTAAAATAAAAAAATGGAAGTAACAGAAAAAATACCAATAGGTCTACAAATATTAAATAAATTCATTTGGGAAAAACCTCAAATGGTAGTTGATATATTAAGAAAAAACGGGATAGAAGTTTCAAGCAAACCAACACTTCCCGAAATAATAAGAAAGTCTGTACAAGCCGTAACAGATGAAAACCAAGGTTTTATTGAAGATACCGATAAAGCTATTGCAAGTCAAGGCGAAAGTGGTTTTGTGGTTACTGCAATTATGATTGGAATAAGCATAGCGACTGCAATACAAGGTGGTATTCAAGCAAAGAAGCAAAGAAGGGCAATGCTTAATATGAAGCTAATGGAATTGGCAAGTAACGAGAAACTTACTTATGCTAATATTCAAGCAATGAAAGAGCAATCTCGTATTGAGATTTTGACCAATACAATATTAGAGTATGGTAAATCACTTCAAAGTGAATCAACACAAAGACAGAAAGACACTGCCTTGTTTATCGGTATAATGGGAGTTGGTCTAGCGGTAGTATATGCTACAATACAAATTTTTAAAAAGTAAGATATGAAAGATATAGTATATAAAAATGCAACGGGAACACCACCACCAACCAATGGCGGTGGCGGTGGTGGGGATTTAATCGTAGAAGGGGCAAAAATAATAATTGGTTTTGTTTCTAATTCTATTACTGCTCAAAAGAATAGAGAATTACAAGAGAAATTAGCTACACTAACTTTAAAGCAACAAAAAGAACTTACCGAAAGGATGCAAGATGCAAATACTGAAATCGAAAGATTAAACATTATGTATCAGACTTTTGCAGTTTTGGAGAATCAAAAACTTGTAGATAGCAGAAAAAGTAAGCAACTAACACTGTTTTACTTTTTAGGTGGTGGTTCTTTATTATTAGTAGGATTGGCAATAATATTTAAAAGAAAAAAATAATGGATAACGAGACAAAAAACATATTAAAGATTTTAGGAGTAGCGGTTCTTGTTTTATTTTTATTAAAGCCAAAAAAAGTTAAGCGTTCATTAGGTAAACCTTCAACAGATAGTGATACAGTAGCACCTCCAAAAACAGAATCTAATAGTGTTATTACCGACCAAGAATTTGAGAACGCAAGTATTTCTTTAAAGGCATATAGAAGTGCAGTTAATAACGAAGAATCTAAATCTGAATTGGATAAGTTAAATAAAATACTTATGAAAGATTATGGAATTAGTGTGTTTTTAGACCCAAAAAGCGGTAAATTGATTGCTAGAAATAGTAATGGCAAAGACATTGCAAAAGAAGAATAAATATGGCGGGAGTTTACGCACCATCTCTTAAATTTAATGCTAATACTTGGGTTTCAGTTAAAGCTGCCGACTTAACATCTTATGAAGATATACAATCAACGCAAGGAACAATAGTGTATCGTGCTGAATCATTATACTTACAAACTAATTCAATAGACCAAATTAACGAACCTATTGATGTACAAATATATGATTCAAACGGAAAGCTAACTAAAAATAAGCGAGTTAATGTTGCTGACACATACCAATTTCAACCCGCTATTAATATAGACCTAAAACAAAATCCTATCATATTTAATGGTAGGACTAGAATAGTATTAAATTTACTCCCACTACAAAGCGTAAAACTATATTTTCAAACTGTTCAGTTAGAGCCATCAGATTTTTTAGACGGTGGGAATAATTTTTTTAGTGAAGATTTTTTAGACACTTATGGTTTTTTTAAAGGGTACAACGAAAAGATACAAGAAAAAATAATGATTATAGAAAAGAGCATAAAGTTAAATAGCTAAAAAATTATTATGGCTAGTATAAAACAAGACATATCACTTCAAGTAGTGAACAATAATTTTTCAGCAACTAAATTCTCTTTGTTGGGTGGAACACAAGACCCCTCAAATGGTCAAGCTAATTCCACTATTTTTTATCAATATGATTTAACTGCTGAAACATTCATAGGTACTGTTGGTGTATCTATACAAGCATCTACGGTTACAAATCCAACAGTATTTACATATACTACAAATGGAGATATTACAGATGTTGGAGCGGTCTTAAACGCACTCAATAGTTTGAATTTAGGAATTTTTAATCGTGGTGGAAATAGTATTTTCATTATTGACAGAATTAATATTTTTGGAAACTTGACTATTTTTTAAAAGATATTTAAAACAAAAAAAAGGTCACTATAAATAGCAACCTTTTAATTCCTTAACAAAAAAATAACGTGGTAAAACTCTAACTTGCAGAAGTCTGTGCTTTATTGAAATCCAAAGTTAGTGATTCTTTTTTACTTTTTTTCTTTTTTGGTACAATTTCTTGGGGTTCAATTACTTCAATATTAGAAATCTCTAATGGTTCAACATCAATATCTAAGTTTGAGTAAATAGATTTACTTCTTTTAGGAATTATTTTTTTACCCTCTACAAACATTATATTGTTATCATCATCTAGCTTTAAGTAACCACCACCTTCTACTTTATCATCTACACTAATTCCACGTTTACCATAGTAGTCTTTAGGAAGTGTTTTAGATAGTTGCTTAATAACTGTTTTCTTATACATCCAACCTTGCGGGTCTTTATTTGAGCCATATAAAGAATTAGGGTATTTTGACATTTGTACAATTTCCATAATTTCTTTTTTAGACATCACTTTAAACATTGTTTCGCCATTTGTTAGCTTTGCAACTGCATAAACGTACTTTACATTTTTATTTGTTCTTTCGTGGTTTGGTTTATGAATTAATTTTGGTTCAAGACCAAGTTCGTATTCAAACTCATCGTCTTGATATACAATTTCACTCCAAAGTTTTGAAATTTCTCCACTTCTTAAAATTAAGTTTATAACACCTTTGTAGCCTAAAATTGGTGTAATCTTAGAACCAAATGGTAAAAAGTAAAACTCCCCAACATCTGCTGATGGATTTAAACCAAGTTCAGCACATAGTAATATTGATGCAAATAAAGATGCGGGGTTGTTTAAGAACGCTTGTTGCATCTTCTCGCTTTTCTTAACCTCGTTTATCACAATGTTTTTAAACTGCGATGGAGTAATGCTATGTGTCTCTAATAGTTCTGCTAAATTCTTTTGCTCATACTTTGAAATAGTATTTGAAAAATTGCTAATTAATTGTTGTTGTGATGTCTGTGCCATAATAGATAGATTTAATTTTAGATTTATTTGATTTACAATAATTGTTATTTATAAAAAATTCGTGTTCAATTTTTAGTTTTAATTTGTATTTATGAAACTTAATAAGTTGTATTTCTTGCGATACATTGTATTTGTACTTATGTAGCTTAATACCATATTTGAATTTTTTTGATGGTTTTTCGTTTTTAATAAAATCTCTTAATACATTTATATAGTTATTATAGTATGTGATTTCATTCTGAAATATATAGAGTTGATTAATTATTGAGTATTTATCCTCCATAATAAACATCTTCTATAAGTGGAATATCAGACTTGTAATCACAAGAACTATAAAGAGGACATTTAGAGCAACTTTTAATGCTTGGGTATGGTATAAAGTCTTTTTCTATATCCATAGCGTTAATCTGCTTAAAAATGCTAGATATGTGGTTCTCGTGAACTCTATAAGCATCTTCGTCTATGTTTATTCTAATAAACTTTACGTTATGTACTTCTTTAGACGAAAAAACCATAAATAAAAAGTCGAACTCATCATAGTTAAGACCGTAGTTTTCTTTTACTAACATCTTATACTGAATAGCTTGGACTAGCAATCTTTCTTTATAGTGTAGACTTTCTACATCCCAACCCGTTTCTGCCCATTTATCATCAATAAGACCGCTATATTTTAAATCTATAATACAAGGTCTGCCATCCATTTTAGCCCAAATATCTAAAATACCATTTTTGTTTTTTGATTCTAGCTTTAAACCAACATCAACAATTTCAATCTTATATGCTTCTTTTATTTTTTTAAATAGTTCTGCTGATTCATTTGCTCTCACATAGGGTGTAGACATAGCTTCTCGCTTTGTTCCTACATAAGATATTTTAGGTTCGGGCTTTACACCATTACGAGGTAAGCAACCCGTAGCAACAAACTCAAAGTAATTACCCAAATCCATAGGGAGTGTAGTTGGAAACTCTAAGTTGTCAAAATGTTGTGCCTTGAACTTTAACCCGCATAATTTTTTTCCTTTATAGTCATTGTAATTTTTTAAGAACGATTGACTTATTTTTTTGTTTTTCATTTTATTGCTTTTTGTCGTTATTTACAATCTTTAGATATTCAGCTTCTTCTATCCAACCATCTTTAGTGTGATTAATACCAACCCAAATGTGATTTTTTTTATTCTTTATTTTAAATGATGTACCTATAATTAAACTTTCAACTCTTAAATCATATAGGTCTTTTATATCCATTACACCACCTACGTTTTGATTTAAAGAAATGAGCATACCATCTGCAACTTGTCTGCTCTCCGCTTCCATAATCAAAGGTTTTTCTAACTGATAGAAGTAATACTTATATCTTTTAATGTTGCTCAAATTGGTGTAATTTAAGTTCTAGCACTTTATATTGAATATTTATAAATTTAACTAAAAGACTTGTTGAAATCTCAAAATCATCTTTATACTTTCTTTCAAATATTTGTACCATTCTTTGAATTGCTTGTAAGTGAGAAAAGTTGTTTTTAGGGTTTTTTATTGTTGCAAATAATTTTTCAAAATCTAATAAAATAGGATTCATAATTTAGTATATTTGATATGTACGCTTTATTTGTGTCTTGCGTAAAGTTTCTTGTAAACGGAAAGGGGGAATTTGGTTGATAGCTTATTCCCTCTTTTTATTTTATAACTTTATATGCAAATGGCTTTCCAATATCTTTCTGCTCACAATATAGTAGAAGTGCTTTAAATGTCTCTAGTGCTTTTAGTCTACCCTTTACAATAGCTTTGTTATAAAAGAACCAATAAAAGTGATACTCGTCATCAACTAAACCGAACTTATATAGGTTTCCGCTTTGAGGTTTCTGTTGATTACTTAAACGTATTAGTGTGAAGTCAATACCCCTCTCGTTAAATGTTTGGGTAGAGTAGTCGTGTTCCATCTCTTTTTCAGAGAATGGGATTAATTTTAAATCATCCATAAATTGATTGCATTTGATTACGAAAGCAAATATAGAGAATAATAATTATTTTACAAAATAATAAAACATAAAAAAGGGGATAAATTAATACCCCCCTTTAGATTAAGCTATTGAGTGGCGATTCAATAACCTAATTGCTTGTATGTTAAATTGTACTTGTCGAAGTAGTCTTGAACTAACTTTATATTTTTTAAATTCTCCCGATAATAAATACAGTCTGTTTTCCAAGCGAAAAAATCATCTCCCACTAATTCCGATGCTTCTTTCATAAAAGTAAAGCAAGTAAGTCTAATAAACTTAAATACGTTTTTTAAATCTACATTCTCTTGCTGATAAACATAGGATTCTTTCTTTTCTCCTTTTTCGTAGCTATCAAATTTCTTTTCTCGCCCTAAAACAGATAGTGTAGCAAGTCGTAGTGCTTTACATTCGGTATCTAGCCCACTAATGTATGTTTTTTCGTTAATCATCCCGTAGAGGTAAGCTATTCGCCAATAAGCGTGGTTTAAGTCAGTTCCACACATAGTACCCTCGTCAGTATCATAATCATAGTTATACCTAATAGAATTAAGTTCTTCGGGTAAATAAACTACATTACTATTAAGCCATTTTGTAACTTGTTGTTTTACGTTATTGAACAAGTATATCTTTTTCTTTGGAAAATTGGTTTGAGATGCAAAAACTATATGCTTATCATCCATAAGAATTTCAGTACATTCAGAAGCCCTCCTAACAGAGAAACTTAATTTATTTGAAACTAAATCCTTTATGTAATTGTCTACACTTCCCGATTTTATATATTTCCTTGTTAATGCTTCGCTCATATTATACCACCTTTTTCAAATTTATCTAAAAGTTTTGCTCTTTCTTCTTTATATTCTTTTTTAGTGAAAACACCATCCTTGAAATCTTCCCTCAAAGTTTGTAAAGCATCAGCCAATGCTCTTGGGTCTTTAGCTTTTTTTATCTTTGCTTGAATTATTTTATCTTCTTTTTTACCAACAACTTTATCGGGAGTTAAAAACTCTCTTTTTTTAGACTTTGACTTTTTTGCAGAATTTTCTTTTTTGATTAAGTCTTTTAATTGTTTTCTATTTTTTTTCTGATTGTCTGTAAGGTCTTTTAAGTTTACTCCTTTAACAACCCTTCTCTCTTTTTCATCATCTGTCAAAAATTCATCAATGGTTTCATTTGCACTTTCATCTCCAACAAATACCGCTTTTATAAAGTAAGAACAATTTGATTTATCTCCTTGCTTTTTACCTTTTTTTCTTATTCTAAAAAAAGTAATGTTACCAAGACCAAAATCATAAAGCACCCTTATACCCGCAGTAAGTTCTCCATTTCCTACATTTGGCATATCTTTTACTTTTACAATACCCGTATTAACCAAATTATCTCCATTTGAAAGCCCTACTTGAACTTGTGTATTTGGTGGAAAACTTCTAATTGTTTCTTCCAAATCAAATGGGTCTATAATACCTAAATCAGAATCGGGTATTGCAAAAACATTATGACATTTTGATTTATTTTTAGTAGCTACATCATCGTTGATTGCGTTTTCTACATTTTTTAATGTAAAATCTTTTAGAGGTAGTTCTTTAAATGTTGGAAATAGATTTTTAGAAGTCCATTTTTGAATTTTGTTCCAACTGTTTTTTGAATTGCTTTCAGATTCATCTAAAATCTGTTGCTTTAATTCGGGGTTTTTGTCTGCAATCTTTTTTACAAGAGATGCAAGTTTCCCAAACTTCCTAAAATTATTTGTTTTTTTCGCCACAATAAGTAAGTTTTATGTTTCAAAGATAATAAATTATTCCTAACTTTGAAGTGTCAGTAGACAAAATAGATAAAAATAAGGTTGGATGTTATTTGATTACAACTTGTATATCTGTAAAACCCTTCTCCCATAGAGGGGTTTCCTTTTATATATTGTTTTTGATAACCGTAAACCAATCACGATTAGTGTCCATAAGCAAACCTTTAGAATCAGTTTTTAAAATCTTTTTAGTTACCGCTTGATTAACATTACCTCCAATAACTTCAATTTGATTTCCTTTAGTAGATACAACTATATCGCAATGACTTTTATAAGACCCCGTTGTATCATAACCAACTCCATCTTGTCTTGCATAGCAAACTAAATCTCCAACTTTAGGTGCAATCTCATTTATTCTATAACCGACAAATGGTTCTTTAGAATTACCACTTTTTCGATTAGCAATACTGTCAGTTATATATTTAGAGTGTGATGGATTATAAACAAATTTACTTCCCGCACCCGCTTTTTTCATAATCCAAGAAATAAACGTAGCAGACCAAGGCACTTCTCGGTCAGAACCAACGAGATTTTGACCCGTACCCTCTTTCCAATATCTACCAACTCTTTCAGAGAAACCTTCATCGGATTCAAAACCTCCATCTATAATTTGATTTCCATTAATATCAATAGTAGGTTCTCCCCAACCTTGCCATTCGCTTTTAGCGATAGAAACTGCTCTATACTTAACTAAAATCTTACGCAATACAAGAATCAAGGCAGTTCCTCCTAGAACTGCCCCAATACCAAAGAATATTATGTTTCTGTTTTTAGACAACTAGAATTGCCCTTTTATGTTAGTATTAAAGAAATCTGCTGAAACTTGACCTAATACCGCACTTGGGTACATAGATTTGAATGTTGCAAATGGCTTTTGATTATCAGAAACCGCTTGTTCAGTTTTACTACCGAAATCTCCATCTACTCCATCTTTTAAAACCCCAAAAGTTCCAAGGTCGTAACCATTAGAGATTAAAAACCTTTGTAGTTGTTTTACTTTTTCTCCTTTACTACCTCTTTTTAATGGTAATCCCATAGTAGAAGTTGTTGTGGTTGTAGTTGTAGAACCTCCATCGCTAATGATAATCTCACTTATTCCATCTTTAGATTTATCCCCAATATATTCAGTTGGTTGTATTACTCTTTTGTAAATAAAGTAACCCCCTACGATAGTAGCGATACCTCCTAAAGTCCAAAATATAGTTTTTGTATTCATAGTTTAATTATTTAGTTGATTTTCCAATTAAGAACCCGATAATAAGTCCTCCTAGTGCTAAGATAATATGTTTTTTCTTCATACTAACACCTTTATTTTCATAACCTCCATCTCCATAGATGGCTTCATCAATTTTATCTTGATATTGTTTTGCGGTTATTTTGCCTTTATCTACAAGCCCTTGTAGTTCTTTTTTTAATTCGTCTAGTTTTGACATATCTTATTTTTTTAATTTCTTGTATACAAAATATCCTAGCATACCAAGACCAACTAAAGTTAGCCAACTTAAATTTTTCTTATCTGACATAGGCACTTGCATATTTGGAAGCGGGTCTGTCGCTTCTGTTTGAACATCAGTATCTATTGGGTCAAGCCCTAAAGATACTTCACATTCTTTATTCGCTTGATTTACTTGCTCTACTGTATAACTCATAATCTTATTTTGTAAGTTTCTTATATACAAAATATCCTAGCACACCAAGACCAACTAAAGTTAGCCAACTTAAATTTTTCTTATCTGACATAGGCACTTGCATATTTGGAAGCGGGTCTGTCGCTTCTGTTTGAACATCAGTATCTATTGGGTCAAGCCCTAAAGATACATCAGAACCACCGCAGTTGCAAGGTGGCATTAAACAATTACAAGTTGTTTGAGAAGATGTTTGAGAACTCAATCTAATTTCATCTTCTTGACTTAAAAACCCACTCCAATCATCTGTACTTAATGGTGCTTTTCTTTGTACAGAACCACTCCAATTATTTGTATTACTTATCATATATATTTATTTAATATTAGGTATAAAAATGTTGCGAACAAACCAACAAAAGACCAAAATGATGTTTTATATTTAGATTCATTGTCGTTCATTCTGTTTTATAATTTTATAAGTTATTGTAAATTTCCTCTGCTTTTTCCATTCTCTCGTTTACGATAACTTGGGGTCTTTCATAATATTTAGCAAAAGCAAATGCTGATTCACTAGGGGTTGTTTTTGACAACAATTCTCTTTTTGCTCTTGTTTCAGTATTGTTTAATTCCCAATCAATAAATCGAAGTTGTACTTCAAATGAGTTGATGTCTAAATTTCTTTCATTGCACCAAGATTTCAAGGCATCCCATCTACTTTTATGCCATTGGGCAAGTCCGAATGATGTACCATTATCTCCAAGGGCTTGAGGGTCATACTTTGATTCAGTATATAAATTACCCGCAATACCCGAAGCATTGGCTTTAGAATAGCCTAATCCCATTAAGAATCGGGCTATCCCTTTACCATCTCTTGCTAGTGTAGGTCTTTTTTTTGCACTAATGAATAAAACAAAAGCAACACCTAAACCTAAACCCAAAGCAACGTATTTTAACATACTATTCCTCTGTTGTACCCGCTTTTGAACCTTTCTTAAAAGCATATCCTACAACGTAGACTGATACTGCTAATCCTACTAATCCTAATGCGTACTGTACTAAACTCATCTTTTTCATAACATTTGTATTTAAAATTTAACTTAACTTAATTGTCTTAATGGTGTATTATAATCCACCTCTACCTATTTGTATGTTACCTATTGTTCCTTCATCTATTGGAACGGGTAAACCTTCTCTTTGTTCGGGATTTGCTTTTACATAATTTGCAAACTCTTGCTCTAATCCTTTTTGAACGATAATTTTTCTTGCACTCAATCTAATTGCTCTTAAAGATTCTAGCTTAATTACATTTTTTGCCCTAGCTTCTTCATCTCCAAAAAGGTCTAACCCCGTAAAAGTATTTGCTTTTTTAAATAATTCTTTTTTCTCATCTAAAGTTAGCTTTGACTTTTTTTGTTTTAAGGTAGATAGGTCTGTTAATTCTTCTTCTAGTATTATCGACTTATTGAATTTCTTATATAATAGATATGCAACACCTAAACCAACACCTATTCCCGATACTATTAGTATAGTTTTTGTTTTCATATTACTCTCCTTGTATTCCTTCGCCTAGCAGAATTAATGCTCCTTGTCTTTGTTTTGGATTATCTAAAACATATTTTTCAAACTCTTTCTGCAAACCTAATTTAAAAATTTTTGACCTAGAACTTTCCCTCATTGTTCGGTAAGCTACTTGAATTTGTCTTATCTCTTGAGGAGTTTTAGTTCGATTAATACTCATTAATTGAAGATTGGGCTGATAATATTTATTTGCTTTTCTAAATAATTCTTCTTTTTCTTCTTCACTAATAACAGAATTATCATTTGGTGGAGGTAGAGGGATAGCTTTTTTGCTTGATTTTCTATATAGAAAATACGCTAAAGTTATTCCAAGAACTGATAATATTACTATGTTTTTTGTTTTCATAAATGTTTATTTAACTATTATTGTTTCATTTGTAGGAGTTGGCATACCACCTCTCAAAACAGTAATTCTTTTGCCAAAACTTACTTTCCAATTTAATTTTGTGTTATTAAATATGTAATCCACAACATCCTTTGTTGTTGCGACATTTACACAATCAATTCTACCGCCACTAGCATTAAGACTATTTTCAAATGCTTCATTAGGACAAGCAAGTCTAGTTTCTAATTCGGGCAAATCTCCTACAACTATCCATTTACCACTTGTTTTTTGTTGAAACAAAGATGGACTAGCATTGTTGCTAGGCATTTGATATGATATAGTTGCACTCATTCGTCTAAACATACCAACATCCTCTGTTAGAAAAATTGGTCTGTCAGTTGTTCTTAAATCTTGTGGTGTGAATGAAAATCTACTATCGGTAGTGATAGTTTTTGGAGAACTTGTGTTTTTATTTTTAGATAAAAGGTAATATAGACCCAAACCTATTGCACCTAACCAAAGTAAATTCTTGTTTTTCATATCTATATTAAATTAAAAAAATATAGCAAATATCAAAAATTATTTTTAGGAATAATAATTATCTACAATCAATGTTTACAACAAATGAGTTATATACTTTTGTTAAATACAATAATTGTTAATCGTAATCAACATATGTTATGCAAACTTCCCCGCCATTTACAAGCACATCTGCAATTTGAGGATAGATTCTTTTATAGGCATCTGTTGAAGAACCAAGAAAGCCATTTTTAGTAATGTTTTGAGTTTGAGAATCCCCCACAAGTAAGCAACCCTCACTATCTAAATCTGTATTTCCGATATGGATAAGTATATATTCAAAGTTGGGTACATCTCTAACCCATAGCATACCTTTATTAAAATCAGAGCCAAACCTCTCTGTGTATCTTTCATTAAAACCTCCCTCTGTACGCAAGGTAATGTTGTAAGTTCCCGATGGTATTCTAGTTTCTCCACTGACTTTAACCTCTCTAAACTCATCCTCTAAAGTGTAGCATAAGAAAATTGGCTTGTCTGTAACATCAAACAACATCCCTAATGTAGAATTAGATTTTGAACTGAACCTTTGGACTTGTAATTTCATTATTTAATTTGAGATAATATGTAATCTATCAATATAAACCACAAAATTAATGTAATACCCATAACCGCAAAACAAGATATTGGTTTTCCATATCTCCATAAGATTTTTTTTACTCTTTTCATATATTTAAAATTATCTATATTTTAGTCTTTCGTTTTCCTTTTCCAAATATTCAACCTTAGTTCTTAGTGATGCTAATTCTGTTGAAATTTGAAGCAGACTGTCTTTACAACTTTCTTTTTCATTTTCTAGCTTATCCACTCTTATTATTAAGCTATCTCTGAAAATTGTTTGTTCAGACCTATTCTCTTTGTTTTTCTCACGTTTATTTTTAATAATAAACTCGTAAAACTTAAATCCCCCCGCACCAAAAACAACTGAAATAATAGTTATTATTATTGTCGTTATGTTATCGTTCATAATTTATTTATTTCTTTATGTAAAATCTCATTCTTTATCTTAAACCATATCCAAATCCACATTAAAGCATACCATATTGTTATAAGCAAATTTTTGTAATCTATAATTTCAAATCCTACGCTCCAATCTATATTCAGTAAATATCTTATTGTGCTAAACAAATAAAGACAAAGATAACCGCTAACAAAATAAATCATTCGTTTATACTTATGTATAGATATTAGCATCGACAAACTAAAAACAAGAAACGCTAAATACAAAAAATAGGTATCTCCTTGCCCCGCTTCAACCCAATATTTATGAGTAGTCCACAAAACTTGATTGTTAAGAGTATCACTAGAAATCCAAAAAAACAATAATGGTTGGAAATCAAAATATACTAATGTGTCTCTAAGTTTTTTAAAATATATTTTTATAGGCATTTGAAGTAAATATATAAAAAAAAGGGCAAAAAGCCCTTAATTTATTCTCAAGTATAATATTTGTTATTTAATAGTGAATTTAGCTTTGTAGCTACTATTCGAGTATTTGCTAGTTCTTTCAAATATCATAGTGTAACTCCCTTTTTCAGATAGTACACCTAATACTTTTGCCAATTCTTCTTTACTAAAATACAGCGAACCCGATTTAGTAAAAAATACTTTTTTAATTGTTTCAATATTACCGCTTGGTGTCTTTAGCTTGATGCTTTCAAAAGTTGCTTCTATGCTATTGGCTTTTTTAGTTTGATATTCGTAAACGTGAATCATTAAAGATGTATCATCTTTTACAAACTTAAAAGCACATTCGCTATTGGTAGTGGCTGAATTACTAAAAGTTCCCGTAGCCATAAAGGTTTCATAACCATCAGTTGTTGTGTCGCCAAAATCATCTACATAGTATTTTTTAACCCATTGTGCATTTGCTGATTGAAAACCTAAAAGTAGGATTGCGATGATAATTGTTTTTGTGTTTTTTAAAAGTTTCATTTGTTTTTAGTTATTAGTGATTATTATTCTTCTTGATTTTCTATTTCGTCAATTATATTGGTTTGATTTGGGTCTAAAAAAACTTCGGGCAATGGCTCGTCTTTATGTTTTTCATAAATTTCATCTTGCCAAGTTGTTGATGTCCTAACATCAGTATTTTTTTTGCCAAACAACTCAATCTGCACCTCTGCAATAGCTTTTAAAATTTCGGTGTCTATGATGGTTTCTTCTTTAGAGAAGTACTCTAAAAACCTCCAAAGAAGCCCGTGCATACGAGGTGCTAGTTTAAAAATACGAGCATAATCTTCCGACTTAAAATTATGATGTATAGTTGCAATAACATTATCGTTCTCATCAACGATGTGAAATGGTGCGTGTGGAACACCACTTTCTTTGACTATTAAATTATCCTCTACCATATCTATTATGATTTTGTGTGGATTATCCATTCTAACAAAGAACCCATAGTAACCTTTACCGCCCCTAATCCAAAATATTTAGGGTCTGAATCAAAATAAACAAGTTTTCCGTTTTTGTGGTCGCCACCCTCAAAGTCCATAAAACCACTTTTTCTTTTGTAAGATTGCATAGTTATTAAAACACTTTGCAGTTCCTCTTTTTTTATTGTTCTTTTTACTCTGTTATTCTTTCCCATAGCTTTTGAAAAAAATTCTTATCGTTAGTTTCTTTTAATTCGTCTTGTAATAAATCAGATTGAATTGGTTGAGGTTTTTCTAACTCTTTTTTAATTTCGGTAAAACCCTCTCCAACACTTGTAAATAAATCTTGTTGTGATAGTGGTCTATCTCCCTCGACTAACTCAACATCTAATAGCTTATATTTACCATACTGACAACTATTTCCGAACCTATCTCTGATAGTTATAGGTATAGTTACTATATTATGCCCTTTCTCTCTTAAACAGAATATAATAGCACTCAATCGAGTTGCACTATATAAGTTGATTGCTTCTAGCGAAGTAATTGTTTTGCCACCTCTAAGATGTTGCATTACCATTTTGGTTTTTGTTAGTTTTCCCATTACAGATTATTTAATTATTAATTAAGATTTATATTTTCTTTGTAAACTCTGCTACCAACTGCATAACCCGAATCCCAAAGTTTTTCTCCCGACCCTATTCCTACTACTGTATAATACTCTTTGTTTTCAGCTACTATCTTATCTGTATAAACAGAGTTTCCTTTACTATAAGTAATTGTTCTGTCTTTAAATACTATTGCGGTCATAACTCTTTCTTTTTTGTGAGGGCTTATTTCCTCGTTATTTGATTACCAAACAAATATAATAAAAGTTATTTTAAAAAACAACAATTTATTTCTAATTTATTTAACCCAACCTCCATAGTCTAATTCCTTTGTCATCTTTCCTTATAGCCCAACTCGTTTTTTTAGGTAGTGTCTGTAACTTATAAGTAGTTAATCCTCGCCTTATTTTTTCTGACAAATTCTTTCTCTCACTTGGCTTACAAAGAAAAAGTTTATTATCTCCAAAATTCATTTCATCAAGACCAAACTCTTTATACTTATCGTCTCTATAAGGTGTGTTTTTATCTATTTTAAATTCCATAATATTTATTTTATTCTCCAAATTCTTAAACCTCCATCTACAATTCTTGTAGAAAATTTTTTAAACAAAGAACGATTTTTTTGTCTGTATCTTAATGCAGAAACATTAAACCTACTTCTCCAAGTATTTGCATCTTCTCTCTCACAAGGTATAAGAAAACTATCTCCAATCTCCATATCAGAAAAAGGAAATTGAGGTATTTTTTTTTCTTTGTTAAGTTTTTTTACCCCCTTAGAATCTTGTGCTTCTTTATAATCTTTTGCAATTTTATCTACAAGTTTAAATGCTTCATTCATACCATCTACAAATCCCGAACATTCCTCCGTAGTATGTCCGTCATCATTATACTTTTGTAGTATTCTTTCTTGTGCTTCTTTAGTAACTATCATAATTCTATAATTTCTTTAATTTTAATATCTTCGGGATTAACAATAACTTCTTCTTCATCTCTATTTAGGAATATTGATAAAATGTCATCTCTTTTAACAACCGCTTCTATTAATATAGCTTGAGAAACACCCGCTTGTGCAAATCTTTCTGCAAACCATATAGCTTTGTCTTTGTTAAGGGTAAATGAAAGCCCTATGTTATCATCATCTAACACATCATCTACTTTGACACCTCTCCAAATTTTAACTTCGTTAGGGAGTGAATTTAAAAGTTCTAACTCATCTTTATCTAACATTAATTTTGAGTTTTTTCTAGCGTAGAACAAATCTAATAAATCACGATAGTTAGAGAAGCCATTCATAGGAAATTCAGTCATCATATAAGCATCTTTTAAGAAATTGTAATACTGCTTATCATCTTTAATTAAGTCAATATTTTCTTCAAGCCAATTAAGTCTAAAAGGTTTTTCTACTAGCATAAACACTTTATCCCAATTCTGTTGTTCTATTGCTTTATCTAATTCTTGTTTCTTAAAGTTTATCTTTTGAACATAAGCATCTCCAAAAGTTTTAGCATCTAATCCTTTAGGTAGGATTGCTCTTTTAAAATCTTCGGGAATTACTTGGTCAAGTTCTCCAAATACCATTTCATTCAGTAAAGGATGTTTAATAAAACGCATACCACCACTAAAATCTCTAATATAAAAATCTAAATCCTCTCGTGTAATTTTATTTACCATAACCTAATCCTTTTTTCCATTCATCTTGAAGTGAACCTTGTCTTTGTTTATACTTTAAACCTCTATATTGTGGCTCTATTTCTTGTATTTTTGCTCTTGCCCTTTTTATACTTGGTGCTAAAGACAATTTACCATTTGCATAAAGACTTAAAAAATCTTCTTTTATCGCTCCAAGTTGAGTTATCTCACTATGCCAAATATTTGCAGTCAATCTTAAATCGTTATCCTTTAATGTAGCATCACGATTCAACCAATATTTTATTTTCTTTTCTAAATTTACTTTCATAACTATATACCCCCCTCTTTTATTATATTATCTAACTTTTTAAATTCGTTTTCTAAATCCTTTATAACTTTATGATATTTATTAAAAGCGTGACAAGTTAAATCTAATGAATCAAATGAATCTTTATTCAATATGCCATTTACAAAATCATTATGCTCTCTATAATACATCAACATTTTTTTAGGATTAAAGTTATCAGCACTCATAGATTCAGTAATATTAGAAATTCTATCACATAGCTTAACTACAATAGCTTTTGGATTGTCATAAATCTTTTTATAAGTTTTAGACTTACGCTCTTTTCTGTTTCTACCAAGTTCATCAGTAACACAATAAACTATTTCAGCAACTTCTTCTCCAAAGTTTTCTTTAACATCTTTATAAGTAGCCTCTGTATCTTCTATAACATCGTGTAACAAACAACTCATTAATATAGATTCATCTGTATAATCACAATCTAAAGCTACATCACTTACTTTTTTTAAATGATACATATATGGTTTAGACCCATACCATTGACCCTTGTGATGTTTAGAAGCAAAATCCCAACAATCTAAAAACATTGACATCCTTTTTTCATTATTATCCATAAACCGCCACTCTTTTCCTACGTTAATACTCATTACAAATTATTTAATTGATTAATACTCTCTGAAAAATCTACTCCACCAATAATGTGATTTGGTTCTTCCTTTTCTATTTCTTGCGAAATCTTCTCATACACCTTTGAAAGATTACCTTTTAACTCTATTGGTTGATGAAATACCAATTCGTGAGATATATAAGTGTATTTTACATAGTCGTTTGATTCCAAGTCTAAAAACTTTTGAAAAGACTTTATAATTACATCTTTATCTCCATACATCATTAAACCATCATCAACATTCATAGTGAACTCTTGCCCACCTTTTTTCTTCCAATGGAAACTACCTTCATAATGACCACGATTTTCTTCTACTTGCGTTAAAATTCTTACTTGTAATTTCATTTGTTATATCTTTTAAGTGATTATAAATTTATGTTTTCTAAGTAAAATTAGAGATTTGCATTATTTCTTCTCTACCTCTTAGTGTAGTCTTACCATTCTCAACAACACTTAAATTGTAGTGAGAACCAATTATGATAGTTTCGATGTAACGCATCATTTTAATTCCATTATTGAATTTTAGATTAGTTAAGTTCCCCGTTGAAGTGTTTTTAACTTGTAGCACCATCATTTTTCTTTGTTTTAGTTGAGGTTTCACACCCTCGTTATTAATACAATACAAATATAGCAATTATCTTTAAGAACAACAAATTATTCTTTAAGTATTTAAGCGAGTTTTTCCGTATAGAGTATTTCTTTTTTAAAATAAATAAAATACTCCCTCTTTTCTGAATAATTTTTCGTATCGAGCATTTCCTTTTTAAAATAAATCAAAATGCTCGGTGTTTAATAAAATAGTTTCCGTAAAGGATTTCGCCCAAGGGGTAATCAAGGCATTTAAAGTTAATCTAATGGCTTTTCTTCTAGTCGGTGGCTTGTTCCTTCGCTTCGCTCCCAAAGGTCTGTCCTTCCCCCAAGTTTTAGACTCACGGGCTTTCACTCGCTCCCCCTTCCCTCAATCTTTCACATCACTTCTTAGACACTTTAGATATATCACACACATATTCATATCACTGTCCCTTAAACACTCTCTTAAACATCTCCCCTTTAGTTTATCTCTCTCTCTCTTATATTTCTCTCTCTCTCTTTTCCGTTAAATAACTATTGCTCCGCCATCGCTATTG